GTGAGCGACAAGACGGAGTATAAGACTGCGAGGGATATGCTTGTTGATTGTGCTAACAACACATATTGTTTAACAGAAAAACTTGCTGAAGAATATTGTGATGTAATTCTTGCCGAAGGGGAGCGGAGGCAACAGGAAAAGGATAAAAGTTGGTTTGCTGGCTTTGGAAATGTAGGGATAGCGGAATATGAAAAGAGGGTTAAAGCACAGGCAAAGAAAGAAGAGCGAGAGAGGATAGGGGGGATAATTGCGGAAATGGGGAACAGGTTCTCCCGTTCAAATGATTACCTTGAAGTAGTAAATATACAACAAAGGGTATTGTTGGCAATTAAATCAGAGATAGCGAAGGAATAGGGGAGGGGTTATGTCTGCGTTGTGGCAAATTATTTTATGTTTATTTGGTAAACATGAGTCTATGTCTACGGTTTCATATGATTCCTGGAACCAAGTTGACGAGTATCGCTGTAAGCATTGTGGCAGATTTTATTATAAACGGCACAAGTATTAAGGGAGGGGTTATGGGAACGAGAAGAATAAGTGTTGCATATGAGGAAGTAGTTTCAACGGGCGAATACGCTACAGCAAGGTTCCGTATTGGCGAGGAGTATGACATTGAGGTCCCCGATGATAACGGGGTCGCCGATATGCTTGTCTGCGGGGAGTTTGACAAAGCCAGCAAGGCGGTCAAACAGGCTGTTAAGCATCAGCTCGGCAGGCTCCAGGACCCGATTACAGCTAAGATGGATACGGTTGAGGGGCAGATTGTCTACAAGAAGGCTGGCCTTGAGGCCCCTAAGCATAGGGCAGAGTTAAGCCCAGCGGTCCTCCAGGCTATGGAAGAGCTGGAGAAGGGGACGGTGCATGAATAAACTTACACTGGACAAGCCGATTCGCCAGGTGATGCAGGGGAGCAGAAAGGATTATATTATATTTGGGATTGATGCGAGTTCTCGGAGTACAGGGACCGCATGGATGGACCTGACTGGTAAGCTTTTAGGGTATGATGCGATTATTCTCCCCAAAAAGTGGGCGTTCGGGAAGAAGTTATCCCAATATCGGTTCTCGCTTTTAAGGAGGCTCCAGGCGGTCCAGCCGATGTTTGTTGGGATGGAGGAGTTAAATTACTTTAGGAACGCTCAGACAGCCAGGGTCCTTGGTTCTATGCGTGGTGTGACGATGGAGATAGTCTACAGGTATAACCAGTGCGACGTGTGGACATATTGCCAACCGACGCTCAAGAAGAATCTTGGTGTCCGTCATATAGGGACCCAGAAGTCGGAGGTGGCGAAGGCAGTGGAGCAGAGGTTCGGGATACAGGTTCCCAGGGACAAGGACCTGGTGTGGCAGGACATTTGCGACTCCATAGCGGTGGCGTGGACTTTATTCATTGAGATGAATGCGATGTTGGTATTCCAGGATGAGATACATGTTGTCAGTGGACCGACGGGAGTGCCAAGATGACAGGCCGTTGTGCTAAATTAACCGTGGTGGCGATAATAGAAAAGGACGGCAAGTTCTTTGTTGGGTCAAATTACTGTTACAACCCGCAGAAGAAGTGTCCTCGGAGGAGTTTAACGACAGGGTCTGGGTATCTCCTGTGTAGGAAGATTTGCATGCAGAGGCATCACGCTGAGGTGGATTGTTGCAGGAAGGCTGGCCGAAAGAACACGGAAGGTAATACGATGTATCTGATAGGCCACCATTACTGCTGTGATAAGTGCAAGGAAGTTATTAAGAGATATGGAATTAAGAAAGTGATTATAAATAAGTTGCCACCGACATGGAATTTGAATCCGTCGATGGATTTAATTAAGGGGAGGAAAAAATGAGCAAGAAGCCGTGCTACATAAAAAGATTGGAACGCAGGAGAATCAAGAGGGAAGAGGTAGCGAAACAGCAACAGCAAGAAGCCGAGGCTGTAAAGTCCCAGGCCGAGCTACGGTCCCCAGAAGTACCGAAGGTTGCCGAGTCTGATAATGGGGAGGCAAACTAATGGATAACAATACCCTTGCGGTTATTATCCCCGTAGCCATGTTCTTTTCGTGGGTGCTTGGAGTCGGCCACGGAAGGGCAAGCATGATGGATGAGAAGTCTAAGGTGGAGGGAGAAAATCGGGCCCTCAGGAGTCTATTGAGCCAGGATGAAGATATGCGACGCAAGGCCTGGCGTTTAGTGGACAAGAAAAAAAAGACTTGACAATAAGTCTTATACCTTGTATAGTATGGGTAGGTTAGATTAGTTGGACGGGAGGCGATATGAAGATTTCCAGGTTTCTGAGAATAACGGCGACGGGCAGTGAGTTGACGGACCACAGGTGGGATGTCTCGAGATGGCACGACAACATGGGGATGGGTATCGACAAGTTCCACACGTACAAAGAGGCTCTTGCGTTTGCCAGGGCCTTGCAGTTGGCCTACAGGAATGTCGGTAGAGAGTATATAGTGCGGAGAGAGGCGATATGAATGATTTAATTGTGGAGATATTCAATGCCAACGAAGAGTTCTACCGTACTCTTGCCTCAAAATATAGGGATGGAAAAGTCCCCCCGTTAAAATTGAAACTCAACGTATCACGGATTAGTTTTCAGGGTGCCACAGAATCGTTTCCGCTCCGCAACAGGTTAACTCTTGAGGGCACTGTGTGTGACGCAGAGTTTATGGGTAGGAAAAAAATCAAAATTACAAACAAGGGGAAGTAATGAAAAAAGGAATAATCTCCGCAGACTGGCACATCGATTACAATAACAGGATGGATGACACCAGGGCACGCATTGACGAATTGGTCGACCATGCTATCGGGCATAAGGTCGACTTTTTTGCGTTCAATGGTGACGCATACAAGAACTGCAGGCCCATGCCAGTAGAACAGGAGATATTTCAGTCGGCACAAATCAGGCTCGTAAATGCTGGCATCCAGGTTATAGACATTGTCGGCAATCACGACTATCCGAATAGCGAGAACCAGATACATTGTTTATCGGAGTGGAAGACGCTCGGCATAAAGGGTGTCACGGTTGTTGATGAGCCCTCGGTAATCTCCCTCGGTTCAGATGATGAAGGGCATTACGTGGCTCTTTGTATGCCACATATACCGAAATCTGTTACTGGTAAGAGAAGGTATGCCGAAGTTTATAAAGAGGAGTTTGAAAAACTCTGGGAAAATTACCAGGAGCATGTGAGGCATGTTTCCACGGGCCGTCCGTTTTACGTAATGTTCCTTTCACACGTCCTTGCTACTGGTGCCGTGCTTGGTGCTACTGATTGGGCTGTTGCCCAGGGCGACGGTGTAGATATTGCCGAGGTTCTGCGTGGCAAGTATATTGACCTTGGATTTTTAGGTGATGTTCATAAGGAGCAAAGCGTGTTGGTTCAGGGGCCTACGGTAGTAGCTTATAGCGGAAGCCTTGAGAGGATAGATTTCGGTGAAACAATGGATAGGAAGGGCTTCTACTCTGTTGAATTAGGACACCCGAGCAAGATGGAGTTTGTGGTCAATAACGCCGTTCCGTTTGTCGAGGTGGTTTGCAACATAACTACCTCATCTCCCATGAACGAACTCTCAGCCTTTCTGGAGCAAGAATTTCATAATCCAGGGAGGTATGAGGGGGCTATCGTCAAAGTGGTGATAGAGGCGACCGAGGAGCAGGCCAGGTTGATAGACGAGACCAAGTTTAGGGAGCTGTTTGCCGAGCTCAGGCCACGGGAGATAGCATCATTCCAGGTGAATGTAACTGGAGCCGAGCGGGTCCGTAACGAGAATGTAAACGAGAACGCCAGCCCAGTTGATACGCTGAAGGAATGGGTCGGGATGCAGGTTGATATATCGGAAGACAAAAAGGAACGTATTATCAAAACTGGGGAAAAAATCCTCAAGGGATTAAATTGAGACCAAGGAGGTCGACAATGGCACTGTTTGCAAAGAAAGCGAAGGGCAAGGTAGAGAAGGTCAGGGTAACTATCGTGAAGCTCAGCGACAAGCTGAAAGAGATTGTTGTCCCAGTCGGGACTACAATTGAGGCCTGTTTCAAGCAGGCGGGGATTGAAGTTGCCTCGCAGTTTGAACTCCGCAAGGTAATCAATCTTGGGGCGAAACCCAAGACCTACAAGGCAAAGTTCACGGATGCAATCAAGGAACCAACCAACGTGTTCTATTCACCAAATGTCAAGGGTGGAAGGTAAACTAAACGGGGCCGTCACCCAGGCTGTGGCTTGGGTGATGGCGTCCCACAGGAGAGGTAAATGTCAATGGTAACTCCACGTGATGCAAGCACTTCATTCCCAGCTCCTGAGCCCATACGTGTAGGCGTAGATGGGCAGGATTATGAGATACGTGGGCCAAGCGAACCAGGCCTGTGGCGTGACGAGGGGATGACAATCGAGACAACTATTCCAAGCTCTTATAGCATGGGCGTAAAAGAATCTCGTTCACAGGATATGACCGAGTATAAGCCAGAAGACATCAAGACGGTGGAGTATGGCGGGTATAAGATTACATACGAAGATAGCAACGGGAAAGTTGCAGATTATCTTGATGCGTTCAAGGTGGTGGTTGACAAATACAAGATAAATGTTACAGTTTACAATGTGCACGACCGCAATAATTTGCCCTACGTGGACACCTTGAAGTCTCCGTCCAGGGATACTTTGTTTATTACAAACTTCGCTGTGCCGATTGTGGCAAAGAGGAAGAAGGACAGATTTAAGTCTGTAAAAAAGTTCAAGGAGATGTCCGTTGTGCAGGGTGGGGAGAATATAATCCTCAAGTTGAACGATTGGGAAGTAAAGTTGGAGAAGGGCCAGTCAGATTCCTACGCTTATGATAGTGGCATTGCCGAGGAGTTTTGTATCCGTGACGATACAAACATAAACATCCTGGGCACGGTTGATGCGAACAAGATTTTCATATCGTTTGACCTGATGCACTCTTCGAGCGACGATTCCAAGAGAATATTCTTATACATCGTGGATAAAGCCATGCAAGTTATGACCGACCTACACGATGAATTGTTTGGTGCTTTTGACCAAGACACCTACCTCCAGTTTTGCAACAAGGCCTTCTTGAAGATGGTGCAAGAAAAACGCAGGTCTATTTTGGCAATTAACAGACAAACCCTTGATTTTGAGCACACTATATTTTGCCTTCAGCGTGACAAGTGGAAACTTGTTAACGAACTCAGGCATATGGACGAGAACGAGATTATCCAGGAGAAGAAAGAGGAATACAGTGAGCTGGTTAAACTGGCAAGCCTCGGAGGCTACAAGGAGTTCAAGATAATAGATGGTTACCTTTATGCCTATACCAATGAAATAACGGTTGAATACAAGGAGAAAAATTATCTCTTAGGCGAGTTTGAGGTAAAAGTCGGTGGAGAGCGAGGCGAGTTGCATATCAGGAACTTGACCAATCAAAGGAAGGGATACAACCACCCGCACGTCAATAGAGAGGGCCATTGTTGCCTGGGGAATATCAGTTCCGATGTCCAGAAGATGCTGGGTGCCGAGCAGTATCTAATGGCGTTCCAGATGCTTTATAACTTCCTGGCGTCTTATGACGACAAAAATCCGTACACCAAGATAGATTTGTGGGATACGGAGTGGGACGGTAAGACGGTGGTGAGCACGGAATTATCTCTTGCCGACATAGACGAGCAACTCGAACGTGATGAGAACGATGTGGAGCCCAGCTTGGATGGTTCTGTCAGGAGCCCAAGGGTGAGCCCTGATGTTGCCGACAACCTAAGGAGTTTGCCTAACGACGTAGATAGGGAAATGGAGCAGGTTATGGCCAGACACGCAGACGGGCAGATGCTTGGGTCCCGTCCACAGACCAGTGAGGAACGGGCCAGAGCGATAGTACGGGAGGAGATTCTTGGGGTTGATTCGGATTTACCAGCGACCCATGGAAATGGTATGGAGATTGTGAGGGTAGATATGTCGCAACCAGGGAGCGAGTCTTTGTCGCCCGAAACGCTTCGCAGTGCATTAACGGTGCACGGTATGGGCGAAGCACAGGAAAGAGAGCCAGCAACACCAGAGCTACAATTTTAGGGAGGAGCAAGAATGCGAGTATTTTTTCCATATTTCAAGGTGTCGATAGAAGAAGCAACGTATAAAAGAATCATGGATATTACTATGGCCACCAAGGGTGAGTGGAGTTGTTTTGGTGTGGTGAAAAAAGACGGTAATAATTTCCTGATATCAGACATAGTCATCCCTAAGCAGGATAACAGTGCTGGGCAAACGACTATGGATATCGACGACCTTTGCGACATGGCGAGTGATATGGCTCTCCGTGGACAGGATACTTCCGAGTGGCATTGCTGGATTCATTCGCACGGGGATTTCAATGTGTTCTATTCATCTACTGACAACAAAACCATAGACGGGTTTATGAAGTTCTTCTCGCAGGAGAATTCATACCTGATTTCGATAGTCGTGAATCACGCAGGGGAGTTGATATGCAGGGTTGATATCAACTATCCTGTTCGGGTTACGCTCGGCGAGGTTGTAGTGGAGATTAAGAAGGCGACGGTCCCGTTGTTAGCTCCTCCGCCGATAATAGACAAAGAGAGAGTGTTGACGCTTGTTAAAAATAGCAGGGGATTTTATAGTATTAGAGGGGCCAGGTTATACAGGACTCCGATAGAGGAAAGTATAGACGTTATAACCAAGGAGGATAAATAGATGGATGCTGATATCAGGCAGATGCAAGAGTTTGTTCTAAACACCATAAGGACAACCTTTGTATCGGATTTGGTGGCAGGAGACCCCACGCCACTATTACCGCCACCAGCCCCGCCAGAGAGCAATGCAATGTTCTGGAGGCAGTTGGATATTGTAAACGTGGATAACCTAAGGACCCTCCCAATAGTAATCATTGGTGCTGGGGCTGTTGGAAGTTTTACCGCTTTAAGTTTGGCCAAGATGGGAGCGGAAGATATCACTGTTTACGATGACGATAAAGTTGAGATGCACAACCTACCCAACCAGTTCTATCGGTTGGCGGATATTGATAGGTTCAAGGTGCGGGCGTTAAGGGGTATCATCCAAGATTTCACTGGCATCAAGATAAAGATTTTCAACAAGAGATACAAGGCACAACCGCTATCTGGGGTTGTTATTGTGACGGTAGATTCTATGGCCTCCAGGAAAATTATCTGGGAGAGGGCCAAGATGAACCCGCTGGTCCCGTTATATGTCGATTCCAGGATGGGGGCACAGGTTTACGACATCCAATCCTTCCGTCCTACAGACATGGATGCGATAAAGTATTATGAAGAATCCTTACATGACGACAAGAATACGCTCACTGAAAGATGCACGGAGAAGGCTATTATTTATACAGTGATGTCTATGGCTAATCTTTTGTGCAACATGGTGAAGAGGTTTATCCAGGGAGATAAGGTTCCAATGCGTATCAATGGAGACGGCGTGACACTCATGCAGAACGTGGAAGAGGACCCGCTTGAGACCGAACCATTGCCATCCCTGGAAAAGGAAGAGGGTGTTGAGCCAGACTTATTCTCTGTCCGCAATAACATCGGCGACTTGGTTGGTCAGCCACTTACTGCAGGGAATCTACAGCGGGCAATGGAAGGTCTGCGGGTAACAAGACCTGATTCGTCAATAGACGTGGGGGAATATGAGCGGGCTTTGAGGTCTGCTGGAGTGGCGGTAGCTGAAAGGAGTGACGCCAGTAATGTCGTTGAGGGCACCGCAAGGGAGAGTGTTATAACGGAGATTCCACTAAGGGCAACCACCAACAGGGTAGTGTTGAATGATGGAATATACCTCGGAGCAAGAGGGTCACGCTCCAGTTAGAACCTTGTAACAACGGAGGAATACATGGATGTTAGAAAGGTAGTGTATAGTAATTTCAAGTCGCTTCGTAATGAGACGTTGGATTTGGCTGGTATCAACGGGGCCTTTTTGGTCCTGGGTATGATAAACGGGGACCCAGGGTTGTCTAACGGGGCGGGTAAATCCTCAATGGTTGAGGGCTATGTCTGGTGTGTTTTTGGCGAATCACCATTGAAGAGTGATGATGAGCTTATAACTACTGGCGAAGACACGATGTCCGTCCAGACTGAATATGTTTCCAATGGCAACAATTATGTAATCTACAGGAAAAGAATACGTGGCAAGAAGACCGAGTTGCTCTTTACGGAGAACGGCAGGTCTTTGACCGAGAACAGTGTGAAGGCGACGCAGGCGGTTATCCATGAGAAACTTTTGTCATACAATCTCTACCTTAACACTGGGTATTTCAAACAGCAGGAGTTTGACGTTCTTGCCAGACAGACCCCAGCGAACCGCAAAGCGATACTTATGGAGCTACTACCTCTCCTGATTTATTCTAAGGGACTGGAAGCGGTTAAAGCTTACATCTCTTCCCTCGAGAAAGACATCTATGCTAAGGAGCAAAGCCTGTCTGATATAGACTTGAAGGTTATCGAGACCCAACTGGAGACCTGCGGGTTGCTTATTGCAACGCTCAGGGGCCGTGTGGAGCAGGATACCGCCACCATCAAGGGGTTGACTGCGGAGTTGGACGGTTATCAGCAGGAGTATGGCAAGTTCCAGGGTAAATTGCAGATGCTTGAAAGCATGACTGATGAGTTAAAGAAGGCGACTCGTGAAGTTGAGATGATAGAGACGCAGATTGGGAATAACAGGCGGGCCAAGGAGAACGAAATCTCTAACACGAAATCAGAGATAGGTAAATGCCAGGACCAGATAGGGGGCAAGGTTCGGATAGACAGTATCCTGGCCGAGATAGAAGCAGAGGTTAAGAAGATTGCCACGGTGAAGATTGAGGTGGCACAGTTAACCGAAGAGCGTAGGGGTTTAACCGAACAGGGTATTGTCATCCAAAGGAATATCCCTGCATTAAAGGCCGAGGTTGATAAACTTAGGAACAAATATAAAGCACTGGCCGAGGTGGAGACGCCAGATTGCCCATTGTGCGGGTCGCTGTTGGACACGGAGAAGGTAGGCAAGGTCCTCAAGGACATAGAGGAAGAGGGTAAGGCAAAGAAAGCACAGATGGAGGGCCTGGAAGAAGACCTGAAGGCCATTGGGGAGAAGGTCCGTGCTGTTGATGAGAACATTAAAAGACATGAGTCTTCTTTACAGAGAGAGCGGGAGATAGAGAAGGATAAAAAGAAATATGAGGCCATGCTTGTTGATATACAGATTGCCGAGAACAGGCTCCAGTATATGAAGGACCAGCAACAACAGATAGAAGCTAAATACGCCTCAGACGATACGATGATTACCAGTATGCGAGATGAGAAGATAAAGCACAAAGCGGACCTGGAGAAGAAGGTTAAGGCGATAGACATAGACAAGACCGCAGTTAATAAGGTGGCCTTTGCTATAGAAGAGAAGCAGGCCCAGATTAAGATGAAGCAAAGGGGCATTGAAGATACCATGCAGGAAATCGGGAAGTCGGAACAGTTTATCAAGCAACACGAGGAGACCAAGAAGAAGTTTGCGGTAGACTCTCAGCGGTTGGTCGAGATGAAGGACGAAATGTTCATCTATGAGCAACTGGCCAGGGCATTTGGCAAAGACGGAATACCAGCGTTGATACTCGAGAACGTTATCCCTGAGATAGAGATTGAAGCTAATGCTATCATGGCCAGGTTGAGCAGTGGCAAGATGAGGATAAGTTTACTTACACAGCGAGAGAAGAAAGCTGGCGGGCTCACAGAGACCCTGGACATAGTTATCAGCGACGACAAGGGGTCGAGGGCGTATGAGTCGTATTCTGGCGGAGAGAGAATGAGAATCAATATGGCAATCCGCCTTGCCTTGTCCAAGATACTCTGCAGACGCTCGGGGACGAAGATAGAGACGGTTATCATCGACGAGGTGGACGCCCTGGACGACGCTGGTGTCAGGGGTTTCGTATCAGTGATAAACGACATGCAAAACATGTTCAAGAAGATTATAATTATTTCGCATATCAGCGAGCTGAAAGAATACTTCAAACAGACCATCACGGTCAATAAGACTTTAGAGGGCAGTAAGATAATTGTCTGAGGTGGCTATGGTTGAGACAGCGATAAAGATGGCGGGTCAGTGCCAGATGTGTAAGGAGGCCACTGAAGAGCGGTGGCGGATGTTATTCGAGGTCCATCAGATTGGGGCAAAGGTCCAGGACTCTTTAATCAAGGCGTACATAGACGACATGAAGGCTGGAGAAAGAGTTTTTTCTATGGACAATATAGATTATATGCAGACCAAGCTGGAGGACATGGAGTGTTTTAATGTGCGGGTGAACACGATAGTATTCTTCTTGTGTGACGACTGCAAGGATATTGTGATTCAAAGGATGACTGAAGGGGGTATCGCTCATTTAGCGGACCATGTGGTGAAATCTTTAGGGGAGGGCAAGGGTGGACAAAATAAAACTGACGGAGCCGTTTAGGTGCCTGTTGAGCCATGCGAACTGGAATGCGAAGGACGAAAAGATTTACAAGAGCCTGCTGGATTGGCACGATAAACACGGTGGGCTTACTGTAAAGCAGACGCAATTACTCGGCAGTTTATATAGCCGATACGGGGAGGGTAAGACAAGATGATAAAGGGTCAAAGGATAGCGTGGTGTGTAATACTGGAGCGTAAGACAGATAAATCTCAGTGTAAGCGTTGCGAGAGGGGCGGTGAGACTCCAGAACAGAGAAAGGATTGTGCGAAGATGAGTATAAAATTCCGTAACAAGGAGGAGTAAGATGTGGATAATAGTGGTAGTGGTTTTGCTTACGATTGCCGTAGGATTACTTGCTTGCGTGGTGGGGGACTTAGACAAAAAGATTGCCAAACTGACCAACAAGATGGATTGTGTTGACAGCAAGTTTCAGGGCATATACGGATACGGAGACTTCTGGGACATGAAGATGGTGTGCGAGCAGTTTAACACAATCCATAGGAGGTTTCGCCTACTTGAAGAACACTTCGGGATTAAACGGGAAATCACTCCAATAATCACCAAGTATGTCCCTGTGAAAAAACAAAAGGGAGGGAAATATGGAAGCAAACAATAAGGCTTGGGCAAGGTTTACGCTCTCAGGTGTGGAGTATTACGGCAGGATAACTATTGTTCCTGTCACCGACGACATACCCCTTATAGAGCGGGTTAAGGATGTGGTGTTTGGCAATGCAAAGGTCATCCTGGAGTATCCGCACATCTTGACCAGGATACAGGGCCCAGATGGCAGGATACACATGAACCCTATTCCGTTATATCCAGCGGAGACAGAGATGTCATTCAAGTCTATGATTATCGACGCTGGTAAAATAGACACGGTGGTTCCAATGAAAGAGACCGAGGGGATTATCAAGGCCATCAGGGATGCCGAGGGGATAGGCGAGAAGATTATTGCGGTTACCCCAGTGGCCCCGATACCAAAGAACGTCATCCAGTTTGACGGCAGGTAATAAAAGGAGAAAACAATGAAGAAGTTAAAGTTCACGGGTGTCGTACCGACTACAACGAAAGAGGTTAGAAAGTGGTGTCTACATTTCTTCCGCAACGACCCGCAGGTGGCCATGTCTCTTTCTGCTGGCAGTATCGGATATGGGGAGACTTTTGACGACATAGTCCGCATTGTCACACCATTCCTCAAGCTATTAGCCTATAAAGAGCAGTTGCGGTTTGAGTATTATAATCTGCATGATGAGTTCGAAAAGATTGATGCTAAGCTTGCCAAGGGACTTGCTGTCGGGGTAAAAAAATGCCGAAATTCAAAATAGAATTCTGCAAAGTCTACCTGGAGCCCTTCGAGGAACAGGTAGTTGAGGCTGAGACCGAACTCAGTGCCAAGATTATCGCCAGGGGGCTGGTGACTCAAAGGCAAAGGGAAATAGAGACCCAGATAACGGCGTCTGTTTCCCTGGTGAAGGAAGAGCCATCAGCCCCGCCGACGACCAATGCGGGTGCGGGCTGTCCATTTTAATATTATCCTTGACAATCTATTGGACAACCGTTATAATGAGTATATTAGGTTACGCAGGATAGTGAGCAGGCTGGAGGAAAAGTGGAAGTTAAACTGAACCGCAGTGACATAAAAAACAAACTGGATGCTGTGTGCCAGGTTACTGGCTCCAAGATGAAGTTCATCCTGTCATCTGTAAAAATTATTAAGGTGGCCGATAAATTAGAGCTCCATGCTTCTAATGGCACGATATCAATAATCACATCTATTAAACTCACAGACAACGACAACTCGGAAGGCGGTATGGTTGTTAACGCAAAAGAATTGGCCTCCCTGGTTGACAGTGCTCCCGAGAAAGAAATCAAGCTTATAGAACGTGCGAACACTATTGATTTTGTTTCTGGGGATTTTGTGGCCAAGTTATCTAAGTTGCCTCTTACGGATTACCCCGAGTTCAAACTGAACCCACCAGAAGATAGTGTTGCGATAGGCTTCAGTGTGTTCAGGGAAGCGATAACAAAGGTGTTGGCCGTTGTGGATGAGAATAGTAGTTCTCTTCCGTTGTGTGGAGTATATTTCAAGGGCATGTATGTGATTGCGAGCGACGGCAAGATGTCGACTTTTGCCACCCTGCCCGTTGGGCCAATCCTGGAGGTTATTGTTCCAGTGAAACTCTTAAACATTGTGAAGGGGTTTGAGCGGGCCGAGGAAAATATCCTCATATCCGTGCAAGGGCCTTCAATTACATTTAAGTATGGGGATACCCTTTTGGCTGGACAAGTCGTGGATGCAAAGTATCCCGACATAGTTAAGGCTATATCTGCATTTAAGGTGGACCTTTCCCTGAAAGTAGATAAGACGGCCCTCCTTGATGTCCTTGATAGGGCGACATTGTTCACTTCTTTATCGGTGAATAAGGCGGTGCCAGCGATTAAGTTCGAGATAATACCAGGCAAGGATAAGTCGACGTATCGGATTACGTCTGTGGTTGACGGTAGGCAGACTGTGGAGTCTCACCCGTGCGTATCCTGGACTGGCGACAAATTCGAGTCCACCTTTAACGTGTTGTACTTGAAGCGGGCTGTATCTTTTGTTCAAGGGGAAGTGGTGTCTATTCGCCTGGGTATGCCGAGTGCCGAGGGGAGGAGGATGCCAATATTTGTTGACGAAGACGATAAGGGCTACCACTCAGTTATAATGGCAATGAAGTAATACAAATTTAGGGGAGAACCCCCAAAGGAGGAAGGGATATGAAAAAGTTTCTGGTAATTGCAATGGTGTTGTTTGTGGGGCTGTTGGCATTTGGTGCCGACAAAGTTGTGCAGGTGAAGGGTGATGTGACTACGGCTACGGCGGGCCAGGTTACGGTTGACCCCATTAAAGCCTACACTGCGAAGATAGAGGCGGACAGGAAGAGGACCGATGATTTCGGTGTTATGAACCTTGCCTGGAGCCTGAACAACTGTGCCTATGAGATTATTAAGGCATATAAAGTTGATAAGACTGGCGACCTGAATAAAGCGAAAGCCTATTTACTTGAGGCCCAGACTCTATCTGACCCGAAGATTGACGACGAATGCAAGCGTTGCATACAGTCCAATCTTGATTTCTGTAATAACTATTTGCCGAAGGAAACGGTAACCGTAACCACTACGACCGTCACCAAGACGACTAAGAAATAATGTGAACAGGGGCGGGCTTCGGCCCGCCCCAAACTCATGGAGGAACTATGATAATCATTGGGATGGTGAACGAAGGAAAGAGTGAGCAGGATAATATAGCCCTCGAGGTCAGAAAGTTCCTTGATTCCAAAGGATATACTTCTGGCGTAGAGGTTCAGGTTTCTGTTGGCGAAGATGTCCAAGTGCAAGACAGGATTGCCGAGATGCCTGTAGTTAACAGGGGTGTTCGGGATGACATCGAGGATAGGCTCGATGAGATAAACGACAATGTTCGCTGTATCAAAGAGATAGTTCAAGATATCAAATAGGAGGTGAGTTTAATGAACGAGCTAAAGCAGGTAGAGATACCGAACGATTTGCCGTCGGACGAGAAGAACCTTGCGTTTAATCATATGATACAGAACGGCGAGGTCATTCAGACGTGTTCCATGTATATCCAAAACGTCAGGGACCAGATAGGCAAGAAAGTTATTTGCCCGAAGTGCGGAAGACAGTTTGACGTCGTCAAGGAGGGCACAAAGACATGAGGGACAGCGAGATAATCAGGGGATTCGAGAAAGTGGAGAAGCGGATGAACAGTTTGATTAACGAGATGTGGCTTGTGTCTTACCATTTCTCCGCCTTGCAACGTGTCCTTCGGGACAAGGGGCTTGTGACTTCTGAGCAACATAACGCCGAACTGCTCAAGATGCAGGCCGAGATAAAGGCGGGGCAAGTAAAGGAAGAGCCAGTAAAGGAAGAGCCGAAACCAGGAGACACTCCAGATGATAAGCAGGCAAAAGAAGGAGTCCAGGAAGCAGTTCCAAATGCAGGTGATACAGCGGGACAGGTATTGCCGAATAAGGAACTGCCAGACACCAAAGCTGGGGCTGTCAGCACATCACCTGCTCGGAAAAGGTGGTGGTGGTTCGGACGTAACAGATAACGGTATCACGTTGTGTTGTAACCATCACGTGCCTGGCGTTCATACAAAGGGCGTTGGGTGGCTTGTAGCGAATGTTAGGCAACAGCCTGGGCATGACGTTACGGCAGACGCTGATGGGGAGTTGTATGTTAACGGTGTATTGTTAAAGTCTTTTGCGATGAGAGGGAGGGAATTGTGAAGATAGTAACCGTGTCGAAGAAGTTTGACTTTTCGCTGTATGTCTTGGATTTGAGGCGGGTGGCGGAAGGTAAAACAGAGTTCACCTTTTTGTATCTTGCCGTGAGAATCGACAACCTCTTCATATACCTCCCGCACATTGCTTATCTGTCGGGGCTGAAAAGGGTAGCACACGCTTATCTTGATGTGTGTAAATACGTCAGGATGAATGCGACAGGAGAGAAGGACCCGAGCTTAAAGTTTACGCTTATCAATTACACGGTCGTAGACTGCTTCGTTTCCATCCTGGGTCTGTGTATAAGGCCCATTTGTATTTCCGTGCAGTGCTTAAAGCCAGTCGCAAAGGTTTAAGGAGGCTCAGTGGCACAAGACAATGACATGGATGTGACCATAAGTATCCACGCCAGGAAGAGATACCTTATATCGATTGGGCTGTCTGGGGTAGTGGTTGCGTTGCTGGTTACCTTGGCGTTCAGTTGGTTCCAGTACAACAGTTATAAAAATAAATCAGAGGCCCTGGATATGCAATACAAGGGTAAACTTGTAGACTTATATAAGATGAGCAAAGACCTCAGCGAGTCCAAGGCCACGTTCGTCAACCTACAGAATACTATCTTGGCCGATGAACAGGATAAACGCAGGCGGGCCTATTGGGAGAAGTTGGCCTACTATATCGCTGGGCGTTACAATTCGTATGGGATGAAAAGACAGAAGGCGGATATGGATTTCATGCGGTATGCCGTGGCGAGTAGTTTTGAGTGTGCCGAGAAGCTGTATGCGAAACATTTAATAGGGAATTATTCTACAGGGGTCAGGGATTGTGCCCTGAAAAGTCTTGGACATAAGCGGAAGGAAAGTGATTTCACCCTTGAGTGCGTGGGGTATAATTACGAGAAAGACTACACTGGTAAGTATTATATTATAGACCGTGATAGCGGGCGAGACGGGAGCGTAAGGTTTAACCTTGAGAAGAAGTTTGGCAGGGTTGTCGAGTGCGGTTACGACTATAAGAGAGACAGGGATAGGAGGTTTGTTGTTAAATCTGAATACGCAAAGAAATACGGTAAGACGATTAGTAGTTCAGATGTGAACCCATATAAGTCTTATCCCCACCTAATCTCCAATGGCAAGTTGTATGGGGTGCCAGTAGGGAAAATCAATAGAGACAAGGTTTACCTGTTCTTAAATATTTTAAGTAAGGATTTTGGTTGGGAGCAGGTAAACTCGATTAACCTGGATGATTGCTATGCTATCTTGAGGAAGGCTGGGTTGTGGAGCCCGAGCATGGATAAAGATGTGATGGACCCAGAGATGAACACAATGTTGAGGATGGTGGAAGAAGAGATGCTCTGGAAGATGGGGTGCAGGAAAGAGGTCCCGTATGTAGGCGATGTATCTTTTTACGAAGACCTTAAAAAAATAGATGGATGGAGTGGGCTATATTAGCCCAAGGAGGCAGTTATGTCACAGACAGTGAAGTGCGATAAATGCGGTGCAGAGAAAGCGGGTAACAACGAATACAAGCGGGCGGGTGTGGAAAGGCTCAAGAAGGTGGAGCTGACTGGTGAAGTTGCCCAGGCGGAGGGGGTATCTCCTCTTGTGATGGAGACAATACATCTCGACATTTGTCCGACGTGCATGGTGGATTGCGAAGAGCGGATGAGGAAGAGCCTGCTTGCGTTCTTTGGCATGGAAGACGATAAAGCCTAATGCCATTGGTCAACGTAAACCATATGTCGCTTGGGATTAAGACTGTCATGGGCATAGGCGTGTTCGTTAGGACGGCGTTGATGCACTGTGATAGTGGGGACACGATATCCTTTTTTAGTCACAACGGTTACATCGGGTTCTTAACTACAAGTGCAAGCGACCTGCTTGGTTCGGATAATTTTATGACCAATACAAGGGTTTACGTTTGCAGTAATCGTTGGGAGAGGCCCGATGACAGGGGGAGCGATACTCTCAGGACCATGTATGGCATGCTCAAGGGGCACATAGCCGACCAGGTGGCGTACATACAGGCGTTGTTAGATATCCCGTCAGATAGACCTAATCGGACCGTGGACAGGGACTACACGATACGGAACATGCTGTTTGCCGAGCCTGGATTTTTGCATTATCGCATTAACCCTGATATCTGTGAGTATGGGTTCGAGGAGGTCTTTGACGGCGTTACGGTGGGTGCAGAACATTTGGGTATCCCCACCAACATGATTGACCATGTGGCTCGGCAAATCTCTGGGATGATTATGACAAGTTTACTCACTATCTCGTTTGAACGGTTTGAGCATATGCGACAGGGCCAAAGGTTTATTGGGACCATGAATATGGCACTTAATGAGCTCGGCAGGGGAACGTTGCGACATGCACCATTTAGGGTACTTAGACGGCATTTCTTGTTAAGGGAGGGGCAAAATGTTCAGCAACAGAATATTGGTAGTCCTGCGTAGCGGGTTCTCTCACACGATAAAGATTCCAGATGAAAGGAAAGTGGATATAATTTTCGACCAGCTATTCCAGGCCAATGGAACCTATACGGAAAGAGACGATAGGAATAAGGTAACCTTACGGCTTGACGTCGCAGAGGTGGTGTTTGCGAGAAGGCTGATAGAAGGTGAATCATTTGGTCCCTATAAGGCACGTCCACAAAACAGTGCAGGGCCGATGCCAACACCAGCACCAGTGCCAGTAATGGACGACAAGGTGAAGGCACTCGAGGAGAGTCTCGCTCAAAAAACTTCTTGACAAGAATCTAAGAAGCGTGTATAATACAGGTAGGTAAGGCAGGAGGGTTTATGTCAAAGAAAGGGGTAGAGATAGTTCAGCGAGTTGAAGATAACCCCACGAAGAAATTACGTGAGGCTGAGAAGGTCCAGGCTGAAGCGAGGAAGGCCGAGAAACCTATTGAGCCAGAGTTCTTGGACATCTTGACGGTTTTCATAGCCTTCGTGCCGTCCATGAACCAACAGGGTGCGATATATGAGAATGTTGTTAACCTGGACCTGGGTGATGCCACTAAAGAGGTGATGGACAAAATCGTAGATTTCAATACGGGATGGGTGACGTTGTGGCAGATATGCGGGAGAAAGATTATGTTGAAGCAAAGTGCTATCTCCACTATTACTGTAGATGTGAAGGGTAAGATAGAAAAGGAAAAGGTGAAAGCCTCATGGTAAGACGCAGGCTCCGCAAAATAGTCAAGAACACTGCAGTCTCTATCCTTGTAGTCGCATGTATCGTGGCGATGCTCAACTACTTTTTTTACAAAGAGGGATACAGGGAGGGGTTTTATAAGGGGGCCCAGGAGCTGGCTGAGTTTCGCAGTCAATATACTTCTGTCGTGATAAACGGCAAGAAGTTTTTTTATGTTATAAACTTCGAGAGGATTGCCCAGGGCGACAGGGGTGTTATAGTTGTCCCGTTCAAATGCACAACCCTCACATTGACTGACCAGGAGGCAAAGACTCTTGCTGTTATCCTGCAGAAGGCGGTTGACCAGGTTAAGAAAGGAGACGCTAAATGACACGTAGAATCTTTTATCATACGGACCATGATGGAGAGGCGAGCGGTGCTATCGCTTATAACTGGGCGAACACAGTTGCAACTCCGTATCAAGCATGTGTGCTGTACCCAATCACTTATGGCAAGCCGTTCCCGTTCGACCAGATACATGAAGGGGACTCCGTTTACATTCTGGATTATTCTATCCCGCCAGCCGATATGAAGAAGCTCTTGGCGATTACGCCGAATGTTGTATGGATAGACCATCACAAGACGGCGATAGAAGAGTATTCTTATCACCCAGAGATTGGGGAGATAGCGGGCATCAGGGACACGGACGAGGCTGGATGCGTTCTCACCTGGGCGTTCTTTAACGGGAGGGGGGTAATACCCCTACCAATCGTTTTAATCGGCGACAGGGACGTGTGGAGATTCGCATACGGAGACGATACCAGGAACTTTTGTATGGGGCTTCATATGTATAACACCGAGCCAAGCGATAAGATGTGGCCCAGGTTGTTTAGTGAAGCTGGCAAGTCGATGGTCTATGAGATGCAGAAAGAGGGTAAGATAGCGACACAATACAGGGATTCGTGGGCGAAGTCTTATTCGAAGTCGTGGGGATATGATGCCACGATTGATGGGTTTGGGGACGTGAAGTGCTTCGTGATGAACCTTGGAAGATGCGGGAGTGAGTTCTTTGGTGACCGTATCAAGGAATATGACGTGTGTGCGTCGGTTGGATTTAACGGCAGTATGTGGGAAGTCTCTTTCTACTCAGAGAAGATAGATGTCTCCGTTATCGCTAAGAAGTTTGGGGGCGGGGGACACACGGGAGCGTCGGGGGCAGTTGTTGCGGGCTTACCATTTAAGAAGATTACCGAGTAGACAAGCGGTAAGTCAGCAGGCTTTGAACCTGCCAATCGCTGGTTCGAATCCAGCCTCGGTAGCCAGAACAGGGAGGGAATTGTGAGAATTAAGATGCTTTCAGAGAAACAGGCCACGAAGATGGAAGGCGAGTTGATGGACTTCCTGGACAAGAAAAGAAATGTTGACATGATAAGTCTCGCTCGCTTCGTAAAGGGCATACAGTTTTATATGGGTGACTTGTATCCGAAATATTACATGAAAATTGACGGCCACGAGAGATGGTATATTGTTGAAAAGGCAACAGGCAAAGCTTTGCCGTTCGATGGGATTTAGGGGGTAGTATGAAGAAGGTAAATTGTCCACATTGTGAGCATAGGTTCAGGCCAACGATAGTGATGTGCTCGAACCCGTTTTAGGTTCACTGCCCTAAGTGTCGCAAGATATTCTTCCTTGATACCCACGGGCACAGTGGAGTAGAGCCTACCGATATCCCAGATTGTGGTGGCAGGGGGAAGTTGGACAAGGTGTTTGAAGAAGTTGGCCCGTGTATCATAAATGTTAAGGGTCTTAATCAGAAGGGGAAGGTGCAGTTTTTGAAATAGGAGGGAATTATGGCAATGTTTGAGATGGACAAAATAACACTGGAGTTCCTGATGGGTGCGTATAATTTATTGGGAGCAACCAGGGAGGAGGGGGTTGAATTTATAGAGACGACAGCGACCCTTATTAAGCCACATATACGGATTGAATACAAGGCTGTCATCAGTGAAGACAAGAAGCTGTTGGCATTGTATATTAACAACAAGAAGCAGTGCAGTTTCAAGACTGAATACCTGCAGAAGAAATGGGAACAGTGGAGTGCGAATGCTTAAATACTTAAAGGGTAAGCTCATAGTGACGGACCTGTGCCCAGCGAATACCATGTTCATGTTCTCAACAGAGAAGGTCGCTGGCGGGAGCGAGATACTCAAGGATGTCGCTAAGGCCACCAATATTGATATAACGATAGACGAGAAGAATAGAACGATTTCATATACTAAGGAGAAATAATCATGGCAGACGCTGTTGTAATACGAGAGAAATATTGCGAGAGGTTCAACCATAAGGGCGAGAAGTGCGAGTTCCTGGTCATAGAGCCAGGTAAAGGGTCTCGCTGTACAGCTCAGGGGAAGAATGTAAAGCTCAAGAGGGACAGGGTAGGACTTATAAAGGTCACCACGGGTTGTGTGTTCTTTAACGAGAAGCGGACCCTGGCGGGGAAGGTTGGAAAATGAACGAGGATGTTCTCGATATTCTCACCATTGTCGCCCTACTCTGCCTCATCCTTTGGTGGATGTCGTTTAGGATATGGGCAGGGCGTAGTTGTGAGAATTGTTATTATCGCCATCAACCCAAGCTGGGTAACGGTGTTATGCGTTCCGATTCTTCTGGCGTTGGGCAACTTTATATGACAAGTCATTGCAAGGCCCCAGCCCATGAGGCGATTTTCTTCGCAGAGGACACTACGTGTTCCAATTGGAAGAAGAAGGAGGAGAAATGAAAACGGTTGGGATAGGTTTAATAGCATTGGCCATTGTGTTCTTCTTTGTGTTTTATTTTATAATGGCACCGATGCTATCGTCTATGATACCCGATGGTGAAAGTCATTACTACTTGGTGTTGCTTGTAAACTTACTTGTCGGGTGGGGGCTCGGGGTCGTTGTCCCAGTGGCCATGGGTGTGATAGGTGTTATGTTTATCAGGGAGGGTAGGGAAGATGCTTTGGAATAATGCTATGATGTGTTTGGTGTGTGCGGGAGGGCTGATACTGGTCCTTACGTTGTTTCGTGTCTTAAATAAGATGGGAGGAGAATAAAATGGCAAACGATAAAGCAGTATTCACAACTGCGGTAGTAGACCCGAGCGAGGCACCTTGCATGTGCGGGAACTGCGGAGAAAGCGATGCGATTGTTGGGCACGAGTGCCCGTTCTGCGGAGACCCTGTGCTTGAGGATGAAGGTGTGGACATCGTGTGCGTTCCCACTGGAAAGAGCCATGAGCACTACCACAAGAAGTGCTGGATGCTCCGTGACGCAGAGGTGGTCACGGCGAAGGTATACTTCCCCCCGCAGGGCAAGTTTGTCTTTGTTAAAGTGGGGGAATCGGACGAAACCTTAGAGGTTGCTTACAAGGAGTTGGCGAAGTTCTTGGATGGTGTAGCCAAGAAGGAGGGGTAATGTTTAAGCGTCTGTCACGGTGGTGGGCCGAACGCAAGGTGAAGAAACTGGTCAGGTCCCTCAAGCATGACTTTGCGGAGCTGGACAACAAGATGACCAAGGCTGGTTTCAACCGTCACGACAAGAAACATATCCGCAGGGATATCGTGAAAGGAGACTATACCTTATTCGAGGAGGGCGATTAGGGTGGGCCATCTTACAGAAGAAGACAAGAAGGATATTCTCTATATAGTGGTTGCGTATGTGGTTATGATAGTTGTTCTGTTGGTGGCGTTCAGGTTTTCAAGTTGTGCAAAGTGGTAAAGGAGGAATAATGGACACGGTCGTGACAGATACGGTTTTGCCAGGCAACGGAGACTGTAAGTATTGCGGAGAGACGGGCATTATCATTAGAAACGAGAGGACTGACAAGAGAATCGTTATAACGCACATATGTTCACAATGTGGGGCTAAGCAGGCTGTGAGTGTCTACAAGTTCTCCCAGCCTGGGGAAAAGAATTCCGTCTACAGGGTTCCGACCAAAGAGTTGATAGACGAGGACAAGCTACTGGCAGAGTTTCATATCAACCCAAGGGATATTTTCGGAGTATAAAATGGCTGAGTATATAGATTTCATAGAACTACCACGCAACCCAGGGGCCGTAACATGGCAGTGGAAGGTTGTGAATAAGCAAAATGGCAGTGTAGTTGGCGGAATTAAGTGGGAGAATGGGTGGAGGTGTTATTGTTTCCACCCGTCATTCCCAACGATATTTGAGCACGTATGCCTGGAAGATATCGCTTCGTTCTTAAAGAAGAACACCCAGGAGCAGAAGGATATGGCAACGTTGAGAAGGAAGACAGGATTGGCGGGATAATGACTGAAGTCTTGAATGACAACATAGGTACCCCCCAAGCCACCCCCCAAGTCATGTGTCAGGGGGTGGGTAGATGTAAGAACCCGATTTGTCGGCATGCGACAGAGCATACCCATTATGACGGGTGCAAGATAAAATGTTTCGTCGGTGACGAGTGTGTGACTTGCGTTCCAGTGAATAATAATATAGTTATTAGACCTAAAAATCTGAAACGAGGGAGGAAAAATGCCTGATTCTGGCCTTACGTTGGTGACGGAAGAATTTCTCCGAAAGGGGAATAACAAAGATTTACCGAACAGAACAGTTGCAAGGATGTTGTTTGAAAAGTATCCAAATTTATTTAAGGGTATTGAGCAGGCGAGGAATGTGATTAGGTATGCCAGGGGAGCTTATGGTCAAGGGAAGGCAAAGCGTGAGGAAAGGAAGGATTTAATTCGTACACCAGAACAGATTGAATCCTGGAAGAAAAGGTTTCCTAAGCCCGATGACGAGGGTTTTAAGTGGCATGACCTGCCGAGTAATATTAGCAAGTGGTTATTTCTTTATGATGTTCACGTCCCATTCTTTGACCGTGACGCCTTGATGGGAGCGATTAAAGAGGGTAAGCGTAGGGGTGTTGATGGTGTTTTCCTGGGTGGAGATTTCTCAGACTGCTACCAGGGTTCGGATTTCGTCAAAGACCCACGCATAAGGTCTTACCCGTCCGAGGTCGAGATGGTGAAGGATATTCATAGCATGATAAACGAGATACTACGGCCCAAGGCTTTCTTTTGGAAGCTCGGGAACCATGAGGCGAGGATAGAGCGGTTGGTTATGAGTAAGGCTCCTGCACTTGTTGGGTTGAAGGGGTTGAGTTACGAGGAGATATATCAGGTTAAGGAGAGCGGTATCACTCTAATACCTCCTACGCATCCAGCAAGATACAAAGCATTAACGATTTTACACGGGGACGAATATGGCGGGATATTGTCACCAGTAAATCCTGCGAGGGGGCTCTACTTAAAGGCGGGGGCCTGTACCGTTGGTGGTCATCTTCATGCGACCTCAGAACATACCGCTTCAACGGTTCAAGGAAAGATAGTCACGTGCTGGAGTGTCGGGTGTCTTTCCAATCTTCACCCAAAGTATGCTCCACTGAATAAATGGAATCATGGGTTCGGAATGCTCGAGGTGAGCCAAACTGGCGGGATGTGGAAATTCCAGAACAAGCGGATAGTGGAGGGCGAGGTGGTATAAAAGTTACACTGTGCGTAACGTTGACGGGTTGGGCGAACCATACGGAAAAACCAGATAGTTCAAAGTTTAGCACTGTGTTTTAGTTAACATCTATTGTGTTAATTTAGGTACAAATATAAACACAGCACGAGGAGGATGGGCATGGCACATTGGAACAATTGGAGTATAAAGGTTTCAAGGGTTGAGAATGGGTATGTGTTGACTGTGCCCAAGTTAATAGGGGATATAGTTGATGGGGAGCAGGTTGATGTTGAAAGGGAAAGCGAGAGTGTGATTGAGGGGGAAGATACTGACACGCTTGTGCGAGTTTTGCAAGAGGTGAGAGATTATTTTGACAGCAATGCTAAGGTGATTATAAAGGAAAACATGTCGAAAAGGGGGTAACAATGGGAAGGTTCTATGTGTCATACGAGTTGTATGGGGACGGTTTTTTGACTGGTAAAAAGCATCCAGAGGAAGGGTACTATAAAACCCGTAGGACGGCCTGGAAGGCGTGCAAGTCTTTGGCTAAAAGGTTGAAGGGGAAGGGGTGCCACTTTGCGGTTGTCAACCACGACAATGTATCTGGTGACAACGACGGTTATTATATCGTCGGAAGGAAAGAGCCTCCCCCAGAGAAGCCAGCTAAGATGATAGCATACGTGGCTCATCCGTATAGGGCTAAGACCATTGATGAGATAGCCGAGAACATTTGGGATTCACGTAGGGTTGCGAAGAAATACTGGAAACAAGGATACGCCGTTATATGTCCATGTTTGAATTCTGCGTTCATGGATGGAGAAATAAAGGACAAGGATTTTATTGAAGGGGACCTGGTTCTGTTGAGCTATGCCGACCTCCTGGTGCTCTCGGGGGATTGGAAGAAGTCTACGGGGTGCATGGCCGAGCGGGAGTTTGCCAAGGTGCACGGGATGCCAATCCTGGATGACAATTTAAGCAAGGAGGAAAAATGAGTCTAACGGCTGACTGCGGAGATTGTATACATGAGTATACGAAAACGTGTGTGAGTTGCTCGAACAGGGAGAAGCACGAGATGTCGATATTGCAGGGCATCGTTACACCACAGGTTCCACCTAAGCCAAAGAGTATTTTGGCAGAGGCCGAATATCTTGTGAACGGTCCCCGCCAGGCGAATTACGGAGACCCGACGGAGTGCATGCAGAGGACGGTGGACATTTTCTATGCCATCACGGGTATCAGGCTTGAGGCCCAACATGCCCCCCTATTTAACCTGGCACAGAAGCTGGCCAGGGAAAGGGTAGTTTACAAGAGAGACAATCCACGGGACATGGCTGGGTATTTGTTAATCTACAACGGTATCATGGAGAGGAAGGCTGGCATAAATACAAACGAAATAGTGCCAGAGTAAACACTTATTCGAGGGAATAAATGTGGAGAGGCAATGGCGATAGTAATAAGGGATGATAGGGGTGTTTGCGAACGTGTTATCAGGGCGACACTCAACTATATCGGTGCGGGATTGGGTGTTCCGTTGCCACAGGGTTGCAGGATTGTTTATGAGTATCTAATGCGAGTGGACCCGCTTTGCCGTTGTTCCCAGGTATTGACGTGGAATGGTAACGAGAACGATATAGTGTTGTTTCTCCGCTGGTTGCAGAGAGTTACAATGCCCCCGAGCAATGATGATAGGTTGGAGAGAATGACTGAGGATAGGGAGAGGGTGGTGGAGCGTATGTTGAGGGAGCATCAATACAGCCAGGAGCAAATTGAGAGAGCATGGTTAAGTAACAGGCTGAGGGAAGGGGGATATACGGAGGCCCAAATTGCAATAGCAACCAGCCCAATCACTACTATGGTTTCAACTGTTACAGCTTAAAGGAGGCTATAATGATACCAGAAGTTAATCCAGTTAAAAGATATTACGGCTTAAAAAAGCAAAAGGTAGATGCACGGGATTACATATACAAAGCACCGATGGCGGTCGTAGTTGCACTGCCGAAGAAAGTCAGCCTGACGCTCTACGATTCCCCTATAGAGAACCAGGGTGGGCTTGGAGCTTGCACAGCCTTTGCAACCTGCGGGGCCATGCAGTTGCTCGAGATTAAACAAGGGGCTCCAGGGTTCAAACTACTCGCCTTCATTGAACTCGGTTTTATGAAAGTCGCACGGGCCGTCCTGAACTTCTTCCGCATAATCAATTGGTATGCGGGTAACCTGAGCAAGTTATTCGTTTACTACAATGCACGGGCGATAGAAGGCACAGCGGACTCAGACAGCGGGGCAGAGCTCCGTGACGTCATTAAAGGGGTAGTAACCTACGGAGCGTGTAATGAACAGGACTGGTGGTATAACGAACCTGCTGTCACGCTTCAGCCATCACTGGTGGCCTATTCTGATGCCAAGAAAAATATCCTAAAGGAATACAGGGCACTTGAGACTCTTGACGATATGAGGGGTTGCTTGGCCGACGGTTCACCCTTCGTGTTTGGTTTCATCGTCTACAACTCGTTTGAGTTTGGCTCAATCAACCAGACTGGTATAGTTGAGATGCCGAAGGACGGTGAGGCAATAATAGCCTCGCATGGTGTATGCTGTGTGGGTTATGACGATAACAAGAAACTATTTAAGTGCAGGAACTCGTGGGGAAATAAGTGGGGCAAGGGCGGTTATTTTTATATGCCTTACGACTATATTACAAAATACGGCTTCGATTTCTGGATGCTGAAAATGGAGGGAAAATGAGTAACGATAATTTGGGTTCGGGATTGGAATGGTTGGAGGAGCACGCAGAGCTCAAGGTGGCGGATTTATTGCCCTGTCCTTTTTGCGGGGAGGACACCTATAAGAGCATAGAACATACGCACAACGCTTATTGGTGGGCGAAGTGTGAGCAGTGCGGTGCCCAGGTGGATTCGGATTACAATCCAAGGTACAGCAATTCTCGCAGTGCGAACGTGAAGTCGATAGACAGGGCGATTGAGATGTGGAATACAAGGAACGGAGTTAAATCCAAACGCAAATAACAAAGGAGGCCATATGGCTTACAAGGGAGTTCTACAGTTTCAGAATCCAGTATTCAACAAAGGTGTCAACACGACCGTCAGGAACGGACTAAAGTGGTCTGGCCTGAGACCAGGGGATACGGTTGAGGTCAGGAGGCCCCCGACACCAGTAGACGACGCATGGTTTACGGGAACGATATCCAAGGTGACGATACTGAAGTTTAAGGATATCGACAACAGCCTACTGAAGAAGGAGCACGACCCAGCCTGCAGGAACACAAAGGGCCTGCTCAAGGTGATGAAGCAGGTCTACGCTGGCTTCACGAAGGATAACGTGGTAGTGGTTATAGACTTCACGGTTTAAGGGGTAAGGATGTTCTGTAAATGTGGCAGACAATATGAGACCTCGGCTATAACCTCAGCCCAACTCACCTATGATGGCAATGGGGAGTTGATATACGAGGTCTGCCAACACGGCCAGGTTGTCGTAGATAAAAGGCCGTGGACGAAAGAGATGTCGGAAGAGAAATCGAGACAGGCGGATAAGTGGGAGCGTAGGGGTAGAAAGGAGGGGTGGATATGAGCGAGAAAACTTGTGAGAATTGTGGGGCAGATAAGAGCAAGGAAGTCTGCACTGATTGTGGCATGGATGTATCGAACGGCCCAGAGCCGATGTATATTCTTACCCGATGGGAACCAAAGGGAGATTACCACGCAAAGCAGATGGCCACGATAGAAATGTTCATGGATGATTTAACCACGGTGAACAGGATGGAACTTTTGTCTTTGATAAATAGGGCAGAGGTTGAGGGTGAGCGGAAGGCCAAGGAGAAGGCGTCTGTGGATTATATGGCCAAGAGCGAGCAATGGCACGCCGACGGTTGGGCTGATTATAGGGAGATGGTTAGGGGTGTAATTGAATTGATGAAGGAAGAGACCGTGTCATATGGAAGCATGGAACATCCACCACATGGTGTGTTGGGTGAACATAAATTGGCACACTGGAATAATAGTGTGTTGGATGAATTATTACGCAGGCTGGAGGGGAAATGACCGACGAAGAGTTCAGTAAGAAGCGAGCGGAACTGATAGACTGGATAATGCAGAGGATAGATGACTCAGCATTCTGGTATGGCGGAGCTGTTAACAAGGCGAACGAGTTGGTGGACCTGGCATATAGGCAGGGTTGGGAGAAGATGAAAGCAAAGGTAATTGAGGCGATAGACTTGTGCCCACTGGACCTGGTGGAAGAAGGGATGACAACGGAAGGTGACAGTAAAAAAATCGTTCATGCGGTAAGGGTGGATGATTTGAAATCGGCGATAGGGAAAATACAGGAGGGGCTATGAAGCTAACGATATACCAGGACGATGATGAGTGTAAGGATTTGATTGAGGAGTATGGTATAAGGAAAGTGAAGCGAGCAATCGAGAACAAGATATACGATGTCATAGGGAGAACAAAGTACGAGTGGGACATGGATGCTTATATTAAGAATGCAATAAAACGAGACGCAACAAAAGGAGGAACAAATGAGTGAATGTATGGGAACAGACGATTGCACGTGTCTAAAGTGTGCTACGTACAAGCAAGGTTATGAAGCGGGGTATGTGAAGGGTAAGATTGATGGGCAGAAAGGGGTTGAGCGTAATTTCACGGTAAGTGCGAAGGCGGTGCCCAATGTGGGGATGGATGGCCAGGTGTATGATTATCCGTTTTCGTGCAACGTTTGTATTAACGGTGTAACCAGCGGGGCGATTGGTTGCCGAACCGAAGCCCAGGCCCAATTCATTGCCGACAAAATCAATGCCGATACAGACAAGTTAAAGGCGGAGATTGACCAACTGAGGGTCCAGCTTGCTGGCTGTGGCGTAGCGTCATTGGGATATGCGACAGGGAACAACGACTGCAAGAAAGGCGACTACGGGTGGTCGGCGTCGTTTCGGGACTGCAAGGGCCTATGGGAGAAGTACACGGCGTTAAAAGCAGACATGGATACATTGATAGACATTACGGTAAGAACGTTGACCAATGTAGTGAAGGGACTTGAGGCAAATGAAGGGAGAGTGGCAGAGTCCTACCAGGAGGGGTTGAAGGATGGCAAAGAACTACTCTCTGGTCCAACACGTGTCAAAGCGTTTAACACTGGAAGGGAGAAGGGGGTAATGGATGAGCGTGACAGGATATGGGGTGCGATTGACAAGCACGAAGGGTTGGCAAACTCCCTGGACCGTCTGGGTAGGGAGTGGTTGAAGGAGATAATTTTGGTAAGCAATGAGCCAGGGGTTAAGCGTGGAGCATAGGGGGTTTATGTGTACCAAGACGCCCTTGATGATACCGACCCACAGCAAGAGTTGGACGAGGCGTGGGGCACGGAGTTCGTGTAGCACGTTTCACATTTGATACAAGTTTGTATGGTATGTGAAAAGCCAACTTGTAAGGAAAGTAGATAAGTTGCCTATACGATGGAAGTATGGGATTATAGCAGATTATATACGATAGTATCGTATAGGGTGAAATCTGATAATAATCAAAAATGATTACTTAGAGGAATGGGAGGAGTTGATGGCTGTGGCGAAGGGAGAGGTATATTTTGATTTGATAGGAAAGGTTGGGTATGCGAGCCACATGAAGAGGCTTAATTTATCGTTCCTGGAAACTGTTATTTTGGTTGGGATGTTGGAGCAATATGGGTTTCATGCGGACTGGTTGGCGATTGATGCTATACGCAACAAGATTAAGCAATTGGCTGGCCAAAAGAATGGCAAGAGCGTGAACAGGGTGGCGATTAGAAGTTTAAGGCAAAGTGTCAGGGTCTATGAGGTGGGATTGAGGTATTTTTTCAGTCCCATTTGTTCGGATGCGTTAAACCTGAGTTACTATATCGACAGTGAGTCTACGGATTTTTGGGGTTTTAATTTGCAAGAAATAGTTAATGGTCTGGTTAGAAAGGGAATGTGTAGGATTAACAATGATGGTTGTATCAAAATACCAAAATCTGTTTGCCGTAAATATTTAGAAGCATATGGGTGTGCATCTGATGAAGACACGGATTTATCTGCGAGCGAGAAGATGGAGAAGGATTCAAGGCAGTTTGTTTATGTTGTTGAAAAATCTGGTATGCACAAGATTGGCAGGTCCCGTAACGTAAGGGATAGGGTAATGGCTCTTCAGATTGGTATGCCTGGGGAAATTAAAATAATAAAATCTTTTCGAGTCAGGGATGCGGTTGGCGTTGAGGGCCATTTACATCGGGTATACAAACATAAGTGTGTGACTGGCGAGTGGTTTAACCTGGATAGTAAGGATGTGTCGGAGATTGACCAACACGTTGAGAGTGTTGATGCTGAGGCGGTGTGTGTGCCTTTTGGTGGTGAGGAGTAAGGCTACTGTATTTACGCAGAATGTGACATAAGAGGTTACATTCTACATAATGGAGGGAGGGAAAAATGGGAAGCAAACTTGGACCAAGACCGTTGGAAGATATAATGCTGGAGGCAGAAGCAAATGAGTGCTTAAAGGCCGATGGGTTTGATGACCGCGTCCTGGGGATATGCTATTAATTCGGAGAACAACCGAAGCTGGCGTATAACTACAGGAAGGTTCTAACTGCTTATGAAAATCCAACAAAATCAAAAGAAATCGGTTAAAATCACTTGCTTTTTAACTAGAATGTAGTATATTTAAGGAGTGAAATATGAAAGTCATAAAGGTAACGAAAGAGTATTTCGAAACAGAGGACGAGAAGGTTTATTTCTTCGAGCCTTTGGAAAAAGAAATATCCGTTGAGGATATGCAGAAGATTGTGGACGCAAACGAGAAATTAGTTAAGGAGTTGAAATTATGTGGGGATACTACGGAAGCAAGTCAAAAATAGTCAAGTATTACCCTGCTCCCAAGTATGGCACTATTATTGAGCCATTTGCAGGAACAGCACAATACGCTTTAATGTATTGGGACAGGGATGTAATCCTAATAGAAAAGTATGATGTTATATGCAACTTGTGGAAATGGCTTCAAAAATGCTCTAAAGCCGACATTCTATCTATTCGTCAGTTGAAATGTGGGGAAAACACAGATGACTTTAAGTGGGATTGCCAAGAGCAGAAAGATTTGGTGGGATTTATCATTACTGGTGCTCCATCCACGCCAAAAAAGACAGCCTCTCGATGGAAAACAGTTGTTAGACCGAATACTCAACAATTTAGATTAGAGTCAATCGCAAACAACTTGGAGAAAATACGACATTGGAAAGTCATTTGTGGTGACTACGAGAAAGAATCCCCCAGTATTGAAGCAACTTGGTTTGTTGACCCACCTTATGTTGTCGGTGGCAAGTATTACAAATACGGGTGCAATGCCATTGATTATCAACATCTCGGAGATTGGTGCAAACAACTAAGAGGACAAGTAATAGTATGCGAAGCGGAAGGACAAAAGTGGCTTCCGTTTGAGCCTCTTGTTTCATCCAGAGGGAACAAATACCAACATAAAGAGGCTATTTGGACAAATGAAAATCTATAAAATCACAGCTGTCGGAGAGGGGACGCCAGTGTTTGTGGAAGTCGGAACTCCCGAGAGGAGGAAGGGTGGCAAGAAAAGAAACAGTTAAGTTAATTGTTGTGGTGTGGAAGATAGGTGACAGCCTGGCAATGCTGGAGACATTTGCGGACCCATGCAAGGCGAACAGCAGGAAGGAAGAGTTGATAGCGAGGGCAGTGATGATGGGGGAGTGCCATGATGTAAGGCTCTCAAGCCTGGAGTATGAGCTGGATACAACCCCGAGGTCGCAGTGGTAGGTGGATACTTTTTATGTCTAAATAGTTCTTGTTGAATATTGACAAGAAGGAGCGATAGTAATATAATATAGGCGGGTTCACGGGAGAATCACTGGAATGAGAGCCAGCCGAGTAGTATACTTTGGAACTGATTCGTGACATAACAGTCACGAGTCGGTTCCTTTTTGTTTATAAGGAGTGGGATGAACTGGACGCCAAGAGACATAGAGAGATTGAAGCAGGTTTACCCAACGTCCCAGCCAGAGACGTTGGTTAAGTATTTCAAGACTACCCCAAAGGAGATAGTGGAAGAAGCTATCTCGCTGGGATTGGAAAGGAGCATGGAGAAAGCTATAAAGTATTGCCAGGTAGCGGTAACAAGTAAGAGATGGTTGAATCAGTACAGAGGGTTTCCCGTCAGAGCGATACCGTCGATATCAGGGATAGCAGTAGGTTACGACCTGATAGTAAACGGAAGTATAGTAGCGTATAACCTGCCCATAGAAGAGATAGTTCCCCCTGAACAGGCTGTCGTCATTCCCGTGAACCAGCCTAACCTCACGCCAGAACAACGGTCCGAAATAATGGAGAACGCCGTGAGGCCACCAGTAGGGTTCAATGGGGAACATCTCTGGGCAGATAAACCAAAAGAAATCCCCACGAGGGAAGCCATAACCCCTCCTATTAGGGTTGACCGCCAGGGGCCGTCTACCACGAACGGAGGGGATGTGACTTCTAAATGGGGTAATGAACCATTGGAAGGGGGTAATAGCCAAGCCGTTACCCCATTAGATACCAATACAAGTATCCCAGTAGTTGACACCCAGGAAACACCCAGAAAACACCCAGAAAACTACCCAGAAAACTACCCAGAAAACTACCCAGAAAACTACCCAGAAGGGAATGCTGATATTAAGCAGGTTCCAGATGCTGGGAACGGCATACCAAAGGGTGTTCAGTATGCCGATAAGAAGGTCAGTATACCAATCGTAGAAGACCCTACGATGCTCAAGGAACCGCCCAAGGGACCGCAAGCAGAACAGGTGATAGAGACCCTATCCCCTGCTGTAAAAGCGGTCCTAAAGGCAAAGGAAGAGGGTAAAACAGCCAAGGGGAAGGCCCCTGCAAAGAAGCAAATACCAGCCGAATCAACCCCCACCCCCACAGAAGCCCCAAAAGCTCAGGGGGATGACAAGGGGAAACCCGAGCCTGTAGTGAACAATCCAGAACCCAAGTCAGTGGCCCCTGAAAAAGAACAGTCGGAAAAACCGACTGTTAATTCGCAAGCAGATACAAAGGTGGTTGGGGGTAAGGTTGAGGCTGGGGGGAAAAAGCCCCAACGTGGTGAATGGACGCCCATGGAGATAGATTACATCACAAGGGCTTATCCGCTCAATCCAGTGAAGGAGATTGCAAAGAAGTTGAAAAGGAGCGAGAAGGCGGTGAAGAGGAAATCAGAGATGCTTGGGTTAAAGAAAGCAGAGAACCCAATGATTAACCTGGCACAGAATCCTGAGGTAGCGGATACTGTAGCGGAGTTGCAGAAGACTTTGGAGAAGCATTTGAAGGGAGAGGCCAGGGAAGAGTTGATGGCGGTCCTTGGGAGTTCATTGGACAAGCCGAAGGTGGCGGAGTTTATGTATAAGACTGGCCTGAAGAGGTGGGTGGCTTTGATAACTTATGAGGCCGAGCACGGAAGGTTTATCACGGAGAGTATGGTAACGTTCAATGCGATAATGAATTCGCTGAATAAGACATTGGCCCTGGAAGCTGGATTACCAGAGGGCTCGGTTGTTAATATGGTTCAGTTTAAGACTATGCAGGCTGACGCTATGAGAGGCGTAATGAAGTGGATGACGAAGGAAGAAAGGGAACAGCATATCAAGAATCTGAAGTCGGCTGATTCCAGGAGAAGGGTGTCGTTAAGGGAAGGGGTGATTGATATTCCGAGCCAGGGAGCCATAGATGATGGAGAATGAGCAACTCCCACCTTTAACCGAGGAAGAGATTAAGGGGGCCAAGGAGATGGCTGAGGCCATCTTTACGCCGTCTGACGGGAGGACTCCAGAGGAGTGGATGGAGGACCTGTTCACTCCAGTTAAGGAGCAGAAGATAGAGGCGACGCCAGATGAACTTGGGGCTGAAGTATTGGCCACAGTCAGCCCAGAGACATTCTCCAAGTATTACTTTAATCAGACATTGTTTGGCAACCAGGTGGATATGGTGAAGGCCATTCTGGACCCAGTTATAAGGAAAGTCGAGATAGTGGAGCCGAGGCAGGTGGGAAAAACGTCGGCGATTGCCACGGCATCTGGCATAGCGTTGGAGCAGTTGGGCACAGAGTATAATGAGGTCAGTCCGAACGAACCATATAGAGTTGGTATCTTCTCTCCTAAGTTGGGGCAGGCTCAGATAGATGTTAATAGGTTGAAGAGATATTGCGAGCGGAATAAGAAGGCGTATCGCTTTGTCAATTGGAACGAAAGTAATTCCACCAAGTTGGTGTGGCATAATGGCTCAGAGCTTCATGCGGTATCGGCGAGTGAGCAGGCGGAAACAGAAGGTCAAACGTTCAATCTAATCATAATGGAAGAAGCCCAGAGGATATCCGATTACTCTGTCTCGGAAAAGATACTCCCTATGGGTGGAGCGACTGGTTCAAAGATAGTCAAAGTCGGGACCGTGCGTGCGGTGCGTAATCATTTCTGGAAGTCATGGCACGACCCGCAACAAGGATATCATAAAGTTTCACATACCTGGATGACCTGTCCCAATCTCCTACGTGGAGGATGGTTAACAGCCAATATAAATGGGGACCAATTGAAGTTGTCCAGGTATGTGATGGATAGGATGCCGTTGTCAATCAAACAGCAACTCTATCCATCCAACCCAGAGTTATGGACGCATGGGGATATGGATGAAGCCGACTTCAGGACGCAGTATTTATTGGAGTGGCTGGAGACGCATGGCCTATATCTTACGGAGCGAGAGAGAGAGCTACTGATAGGGACCCATGAATTACAGACTGGGCACGTGGGCCAGGAGTATCTTGTGGCGGGGATAGACTTCGCTGGTTCGGATAGCGATAACGCCGATGAGACTTCTATATCAGTATTGAGGGTCACCAACGCAAAAGTTAAAGAGAAGATATGGGGGTGCACGTTTAGGGGTGACCCGATGTCCCAGTTGCAGGAGATAGTAAACATCCTGCATCCTTATGTGGGGAAGTTCAGGCCGAGGAAGATTCTTGCCGACGCCACTGGGATTGGATTATATCCCGTAGCCCAACTGAGGGCATCTGGCCTGCCAGTAGATGGGATTAACTTTGGGGCCACGGAGCCCGACAGTGCGTTATCTGGATTAAGCATGAACTATAAGAATGCCATGTGTTCGTATACGAAGTCCGAGATAGATAATGGGAGATTTAAGTATGCAAAGAAACAGCAGTATATTATCCCAGAGATGAATGTCAACTACCACAAAGGATTGGACCAGTGGTTCGACCTGGAAGTAGAGAACACGGATAGAATCAACAAGCAGATAGGGCATGCCGACGGAGCCTATGACGACGTAGTGATGTCGGATGTGCTGGCAGTATTCGCAAGCAAGACCGAGAGGACCATCCTCCCGCAGAGGAATCAAATGAATTCAATCAGGGTGGCATTTGCACACCCAGGGATACGATAATGAATAACGTTATGACAACAGCTAAGCTATATAAGTTCTTCGCCAACAACGATGACCTCAGTGTTTTCACTAACACTGCACTGTGGGGTGGCCCAAAATTTGTTAAAATGGGTAAGTTGCCAGAAGATGATTTACACCCAGGCAGGCCCCTGTATATAATGGCTAACTACAATGTAAGCTTTGAGCATGAAGGTTTCGAATTGCTTCCAGAAGAAGAGCGGGAGAACATTCTTGACAACGCCGTGATAGAGAAGGTGCTATCGTTGCCGAGTAAATGGGATGCTATCTGGGTGTATCATCATGATACGTTTGAGTGTATTTATAAGGAGCCACAGAACATCTTGTTAAGGGAAGGTATGAATAAAAGGGCAGATGGCGAGCCAGCTATCTTGCGTGGCGGTATGCTGTCAGTAGAAACTTTAGCCTATAAATTCTTCGATAGTGAGGAAGAGGCAAAGGAGTGGGCATGGGGAGGTCGGGCAAATGTTCGTCCAAATAATACATATGAGGGTGTTGGTACGGGATGGACAGCGGTTCGGGGTTATGACTGGAGGGTCTTTGTTCCCGAGGGATGGGTTACCCCAGGGATAGTGGGCGATGAGCTACATCCGACCAACGTGCAATTACTGTGCGAAGAAGTGCGTAAGGGATTCAGTGATGCTCCCGAGGAAGCGTTGTGGGACGAGGTGAGCGTTAGGTCAGGCGTTCCATCTGGCAATGGTAAGTCTTGGATAACGGTTCCAATGGAACCACGGAACATATTACTCCGAGAGGGCTCATTTGAAACAGACGCAGTAGTAGAGATAAGGGAGATAGAGAAGGAAGGGGCACGGGGTATATCAGTGGAAGGCGAAGAGAGTAATGAGAATGGAAGCTACCGCCTCATCAAGATGATTTATCCGACGTCTATCCAGAGGTATACGAAGGGTCAGTTCAGGTGGTGTGTCTGTAGTCCAGAAACGGCAGAGAGAATGGGGATATCCAAGGAGAAGCCGTTCTATGTGATAGAGAAGAACGGTCAACCATATGTTGCGTGGATAGATGGGGATGAGTATGTGTTTTCTGGATATAGTGGTCGCATCCCCATGACCCTAAGACAGTATAATGAGCTGAGGGAGCTGAAGACCTTTACCGTCCCAGAGATTGTTTTTACTGAAGAAGAGAAGGCTCGGGGGGCTATATCTTGCCACGATTTTACACAGAAGGACTACACTTGGGAGGAAGAACGTGATGAGAACAATGCCAAGGTTGACGCCAAGTGGGATGATGCCGATAGGGAGTTTATGACCCGTCAATGGAACCGCTACTGGGAGAGGCCCAAGGAGAATTACGCTCAAGCACAAGGTATAGAGAAGGAAGCCCTGGGCGGAGTAGAAATGCACCCCTACTGGATAAGCAAGAACAACGAGTTGATTGATGTGAAGGAGTGTGGCGGGCATGGGTTCGTGTGGGAGGTTTCGGAAGAGGCTAAGGAAACCACAAGGGAACATGTCGGCCCCCTTGGGGACGGTGTCGACATAGATGCAATCAGGGATACACTATTGATGCGGGGATGGGTTAGGATGGAGACGGTGTGGAAGTCTCTTATGTTGCAGGCAGAAACTGTCGAGAGCTTATACGATACCTACCCAGTGTGGAGGGAGTTTATTAAAGGTGACACAAGGTTCTTAATAGAGATTAACGAGCCCCATAAGAGCTACGACCCCGTGAACCAGTATGAGTTAGAGGGGCACGGTATGAACATTTTTGACTATATAGGGAATGGTGGCGAGTTGGTGGATAACGAGACCAAGACGGCGAGTGGCGGTTACTCAGTAAAAGATATAGTGAAGGTGATGAAGGCAAGAGGAGAGAATTGTAGGGACCAGTGGGAAGAGTGGTATGGGTCAAGGGACGGCGGGAGCTGGATAATCGCTCCCAACGGAGATTGGTTCCCAGTGTCTCAGCATCAGGATTTCGAGGATGAGATGCGTGAGGAGTTTGGTATTAAGTGGACCGACGAAGATGAGGAGTGGATACGTGTAGCAGGTGGCCCGAAGGTAATAGCCTTCGGAGTACCGTTTGGGCCAAACAACCTGGAGAGGATAGAGAGGTTTATATCAGAGGTTTCACTCAGTGGGAATACTTTAGTTACAGACGGCAAGAGAGAGACGACAATAGAAGATGTCATAGAAGATGGCTTAGTGAGTGCGTTGATGGGAAGAAGGTCAGCGAGCATAGGGAAGAAGGCCAGAGGAGAGGACGAGAAACTTGAGAGATACGTAGAGATGCTTGGCAAGTTCCTGGTGGAGGATTTGGATATCCGCAGGCTGGAAGATTGGGAAGATAGCGTGCGTAGTTGGTGTCAAGGCAGATATCTGCAGAACGCAGATTTTGATGTAGAAGAGTATCTGCCACAGGAAGACTTAATATTGTGGCGGATATATTATTATCTCGTAAATGGCGACACGGTTATCGCTGACTGGCATGACGTTTATACCAAGAGAGCTATCACAGAGGCCCTTTGGCCGTATCTTGTGCCTGGAGTGCCAGACAGGAAAAACATATTCTTTGACAGTGATGGGAATTTGTCTACTGAGAATATTCAGATGTCGAAGCTTGAAGCCTACACGGATGAGCTTCAAATGGATGCCGAGCAATCAGCGTTGGACTACGGGTTCAATATCAACGACTACCTGGACCAATTTTTCAGTGTCAGTGAAGACGAGGGTGCGTTAGAGAAGCATGAGTTCGCCAGATATCTTCTTGGCAAAGACAGTTACAATCCCTATGAGGATTTACCTGAAGAGAAGGAGCTGACCAAGAAGTTCTTCCAGGAGTTCAGTCGTGGTGGGATGAATATACTGGAGAGGGAAGGTAGGGTTAAGACTGCGATGAAATGGAACGGAGAATGGGAGCCTGTGGAGTGGGAACCCTTGGACGGGATGAATGAAGCTGTTAGGTTCCGTATTGCCGAGTCGGTGAGAGCAGGAGAGCTTGCTGGCCATATAAAGTATTACCGTGATGAAAACACCTTGGAGTATGTTGAATGGTCGCTCAATCGGGCCCTCAATAATAGATACCAAGCCTTTACGGAAATCAGGGATGGTAAGAATAGTGGCGAGGGTTGGGAATTGGAGTGGATAGCCTCTTTGGGAAGAAGGGAGTCAACAAATATCCTCCTGAGAGAAGGAAGTATTAACAAGGTTGCAGGGATGGAGCAGGCTGATGCACTCGTGAAAGGTGTGACACGGGGTGGACATCGTATGCTGATTCGCAAGGATGATGATGATGATAACATAGAGATAGGCATTAGCTATGACCTGTGGGAAGAGGTTAAGAGGGATTACCTTGACGACAATATTAACATGACACAGATGTTTAACAAGTGGGTTCCTCGGCTTTGCGGTGTCGGGTTAACAATCCCAAGGGAAGATTTATATGGTGTCCGTATCATGACAACATACTTTGTTGATTTTTCCAATGACCATATCATGGAAATTAACATGTCGGTGGATGGGGCTAATGTACCCAGGGCCTGTTACGATGTGCCAAGCTTCAGGGAGGGCCTCGACTTCACTGACATATTAGACGCCACGGGCTCAGAGAGTATCGAGGCTTGGTTGAAGGGTAAAGTAGAGCCGTTGAACATATTGTTAAGAGAGGGTTCTTTTGAACGAGATGCCATAGTAGAGATTAGGGAGGTGTCGGATGAGAGTGGAACGAACGGTTTGGCAGTGGTTAATCAGTAAGCCAACTTTAATAACAATGGGCCAGGTACTGATAGCGGTCCTTGCGGTGGCGTTACTGTTGTTCTTTGGTGGGAAGACGATAGACTTCAAGATGTCGAATATACTCGGGCCAGGAGGATTGAAATGATAATCAGGAAATTAGATAACGAGAGCGAGAAGATAGTCAGGGCATTATCCCTTGAGCCAGACAAGGATGCGGTAGTGAAAGGCATCAACGCCATACTTGAATCGCTGGATGAGGGGAAGGTTAATACGGCCTATGCACTTGTGCTGTCTGGTAGGGCAAAGCAGTATGGTATATCCGATGATGAGGCGGATATGTTGAGATGGGTGACTGGCGACAAGATGCACGTTATTATCAATGTTAACTTCTCGACAGTGTCTCAGCTCGAGGCCCTGGCGAAGAAATACAAGAGGTAGCCCGATGCTTAAAATACTCGAATTCATATCTCGCCATTTCATATTTTGTATCAAGACCTGGACTATAGCGGTCTGGGGGCTTGCGATTCTTTTGCTCCTTATAATTATTATCGGCCAAAACAACTCCAGGAAGCCATGAGGATGAGGCCGTCTATGGATAGTGGGTCAGTAGAGACCCGCAAGGCAGAAGCCCGTAAGATGATTTACGATGTCCTCGACCAGGATAGACAGGTATTTATTGGCGAGGTATTCGTTAACACAGGCATCACACCGCAGGAAATCAGCGAGAAGTTCATTATCAACGAGACAAGAATGATAACGGATGCCGACAAAGACGGGTACGGTTACAACGTAGAAGCCCGTGTCAGGCTGGTGAGGAAATGACGGAACAAGAGATAAATAAAATATGGGAGTTGGCCAGGAGCGTTAATCACAGCTTCCAGGTGAACCTGAGCTTTGAACGTGATGGTTCAGATGAAAAACAAATCAACATCTCTGCTGATATGGCGGAAGAACTGCGTAAAGACCTTCTATCTGGGGATTCCAAGGAAGAGGTCTACGGGAGATGGTATAACAGAATTCCCACCAGCAGGGCTCTCCCGAGTAGCGGAGTTGTCTTTTTCAGTCTGCACGAATACTACCACATCAATCCGTCTGCTGGCATATACGAGAACGTGAACTACTGCCTATGCACGGGATATACACGGGAAATCCCAGGGCGTCTTGTGGATGTTGGCCCATGGATGTTCAGCACGTCACCCAGCAGATTCAGAAACTTACTTACGCAGTATGAAAGAGAGTATGGGAGGGATAAGTTGATAGATTTGTTAAACAGGCTCGCCTCGCAGAACATTCTGTTGCGTGAAGGTAGTCGAAAGGGTGCGGAGAAGCTTATTGAGAAGGTAAAGTGCGAGCACCAGTTGACAGTCACAGACGCCACCAATGATGATTCATGGGCCTGCGTGATTGATAGTAGCCTGTTCAAGTTAAAGGAAATTGAGGCCGACTTTGCGAATGGTGACCTCGGTGCCGACGGGATGGTGCAGAAGTGGTGGGATTTGCTTGGGGGAAGTGACGAGCCTACAGACGTTGAGAGTATTGAAATTATCAAGGTATACGATGTGACGCTTAAAGACGGAGACCTGATTCAGATGTTTTTTAGTTTCAATGGGGAATATTATGAGTGGGTGGATATGGATACGTCGGGTTGTGGTGAAGACAGCGATGGAGAAATATTTCAAGACGAAATAGATAGGATGAGCGATATGGCAAGGATACAGATGCTGGACAGTTTCCTTGAAGGAGAGAACATCTTGCTACGGGAAGGTAGCCGAAAGGGTGCGGAGAAATTGATAGCATGTGCAGAGCGTAGCCACCAACTCTTCATGGAGAGTGAGGAGTATGGTAAAGAGTGTTGGGAGGTGGGCAACGACTTAATAGGCGACGTAGAGGCCGATTTTAATAATTTAGATATAGACGGTGATACGTTTGTGTTGAAATGGCGTGGCCAGCTTGGCGGGGATGGGGTGAGGCTTAATACCGACACGGTTAAACTGTTCAGGAAATATAACGTGACATTCCAGGATGGGGGCTCGTGTTGGATTACTTTCGTACGTAAGCTAAACAGGCCTGAATACGGGGGACCCATTACAGACGCAGTTTACGGTGGTGGCGATGTGGCAAAATTTGAGAGGCACATACAGAGCATGTCGGACTCTGAGATAATAAATATGTTGGATGATTTCCTTGAAGGCGAGAACATCTTATTAAGAGAGGGAAGTCTCAAGGGTGCTGATAAGTTGATTGACCGTGTAACCCGCAAGCACTACTTGGACCTGGAGGGCGGTTTTGGTGCAGATTCTTATGACATAGAGATTGGTAGCGGGTCGTATCTTGAGGTTGTTGCTGATTATCTCAATGACAACGTTACCGTGGGAGACCTGATAGGTAAGTGGTGGGGCCCGTTGACTGATAAACCAAAGCCCGAAACACTTCACCTGGTCGGCAGTATCGGCGTGCAGAAGGTGTTGGATATCCGTGTCAAGGATGGGGGGTTGGTAAGGGTTACCTTGGAGTTAAACAAAGTAAGTCAATGCTATGAGCTTCTCCGTGTAGACGAGATGGTGCAGAGTTTGGACTCGAATAGTTTGCTGGACGAGATGGAGGAGGTACCCAATAGTGAGTGGCTTTTCTTGTTGGTCCCAAAGATTGAAGGAGAGAATATCTTGCTCCGTGAGGGCATGAACAAGAGAGCACAACTGGATAGTTCCCATATTATGGACGTTAAGCGGAATAATCGGATAGAGGTTATGGTGGGCGACGGCGAAGATAGGGGCGATTACACTGAGTGTAGCGATGATGAGTTCAAGGAGTTGCTTGCTGACGTTTCTAATAATTCTATAACCAACGAGGACTTTTTGCGGAAATGGTGCCCGAGTGTCCCAGGGGAAGAGGCGTATGATTTGAATATGGCTATCTACTCGGAGTATTGCATCACATTTGCAGATGGCGGAGAGATAGAGTTCTCGCTGAGGTATATGGGGCTACAGGACACGAATCTGTGGAGACTACATAACCCAGAGGTCCATGTTGCGTCGGACCAGTCCAGTGCGTTCATGGATTACCTGACGAGGCCAGATATGGGGGCGGTAACTTATTCGAGGATGATACCAAATGAAGATGTGGAACAGTTGAACAACCTTTGCGGTGGGACGAACATATTACTGAGGGAGGGCACTCTGAAGAAGGCCGATAGCGTGGCGTCAATGAAACGGATGGACGAGTTGACCAGGTCTGTGACTTGCGAGAGAACGTTTGAGGTGTTGGCCCTGAACGCTGATAATCCCTCTCGTGAAGGTAGCTTGGACAAAAAGGCCATGAACACACTCCAGGATATGGAAGGGGTTGTGGCGTGGGTATCGCACAAGAATATCCTTTACTTACTTCCTCTGAACGGGGACTTTGGCATAGAAGTTGAGATACCAGACAGCCTGATACCAGACATTCTGATAGATTTTTCGAATGGCAACCTCAGTCAACAAGGGATAGCAAGGACATGGTGGCCCGACTTATCTGGTGGGGAGCAGGTGCCAGAGAATGAAGGTTGCAGACTCATCTCTCAGTATGCAGTGGAGATGAGCGATGGTGGTGCGTGCACGGTGGAGTATGTATCCGCCCCAGGCTTGGATGGGCATAGTGTGCATAGGATTACAAAAGAATCTAATGACGCTAATGTGTTCTATGATTTAATTTTTAATTATAAAGACAGAGAAGTTTACGAGTGGCTGATTGATAGGGTAAGTGGGAAGAACATTTTGCTAAGAGAGGGGGCCTTGGGTAAGGAGGCGAGGGTGAGATTAGAGGATATGAGCGACCAGGTAGAAGAGATAACACACGAGAACATCTTCTACGTGGTGCGGTGTGCGACTTCTGAAAACACAGACTTCGAGATACCAGATGATATCCTTGCAGAGGTTTGCCATGATTACATGAGTCTAAGAAGTGCCCAAGAGGTGATAGACAAGTGGTGGGGTAAGATATCTACACAGCCAAAGCCAGAAGACTACGAGGGAGTGAGGATTGTTTCCCAGTATTATGTAGGCATGAATGATGGTGGTATTGGCCGACTGGAGTTTATATTGGACACCGTTCATGGGTGGTCCTGGTTATTTCACGAAGAGTATCAACCCTCTTCGGCTATACGCAATCTCGAGCGGTTACTAAGTGGTGTGACGGCCAGCAAGGCAATTGATTGGTTAAACACCAGGATGGAGGGGGTTAACATCCTGCTCAGAGAAGGAACCGTTAAGACGGCTCTTGAGGAATACCCATTGAATAGGGTGAACGATAAAGTGACATGTGTGAAGAGTCAGCTTGCGTTGGTGTTTCATATGTATACTTATAATGAAAGAGCCGAAGAGATTGTGGTAATCCCCCGTGAATACGAAAAAGGTGTTATTACTGATTACGTAGACCAAGCTATAGACATATCGGGAATGGTGGAGAAGTGGTGCCCGAAACTGTTCGAAGATGGGCATCGGATGCGGGACGGCAGTGCACTTGAGCTGTGCACGGGGATTGACCTGCTTCGTCAGTATATAGTTGCAACAGATGATGGCGGGGAGATGGGGTTTGATTATAAATGTAACACCGACCCGCAGGATTTTATCTATTACGAGCGGGGTATAATGACAGAGACTCCGCATGCCAAATTGGTCTTTGACGAGATAGCGGACGACGAAGATAGGCTTGGTTGGTTGAATATGTGGGCAAACGGGATAAACATACTCGAGAGAGAGGGGAGCGTAAAGACTGCCGAGTCGGATGTGGAGTGGGATAAGATAAGCGATATGATAGAGAAGGTGGATTATCAGTTGTGGATTGATTATACGGGGGATAGTGTCTACTTTGACCCGCTTGAAGTCCCCCGTGAGCTCGAGCAAGAGATAATCAAGGAATACCATGACCTTGAAGGTGTAGGGGTGGAGATTGGGACTATACATGCCGTGCAGGCGTTCTTTGATAAATGGTTCCCCCGCTTAGGAGTGGAAGAGGATATCCCGACATACAATCCCAATAGGGATAGTTGGGGATTCACAACCGAATACATTGTTGCGGTGAAAGGTGGTGGAACTGTAACTGTTTCAGCGTATGGAGAGCCAGCGGAAGTGACTGAAGACATTCGGGAGATAGACGGTTATGGTGAGGGTCAGCCCTACTTTGAATTTTACGATGCGATTGGATATGCCTGGGAAGTAGACCCAGAGCGTCTGCGTGAGCTTTTGTGGAACAGGTATCAGGGTGGGCAGAACATATTATTAAGGGAAGGTCGGGGTAGCCTATTCCGAGGGATAGATTTTTCCGTTGTATCAGGTGTAGATATTCATGTCTATATTGAATGGGAAGACCAATATGACGGTCGAAAGAGGGGCCATGTTGAGTTGCAGGGTGACGACCTGCGGGATGCGTCAAATATTTACCGTAGCTGGGGTGAGGCTCCTGAATACTTCAAGGAACATTATCTGCCAAAATTCATTCCAGAGGGGATGGACATTTATCCACTTTACCCGAAAGTTACAGTGGAGGGGACGATTACAACGGCAGATGGCGGGAAGTTACGCTTTGATAACAGCTATTTATGGCAATTAGGAGAGCCTACTCCTCAATCTAAAAAACTATGCAGAAAGATTTACAGTCGTCGGGAGGCACATTGCACGGCAGATTTCGTTGCGTGGGCCGTTGAGTTCCAGGAGGGCTCCACGAACATATTGTTACGTGAAGGGTCTCAAAGGGAAGTAGTACCGTTCTACTATCCCAACGTGCAGGTGTTGTTGGAAAACTTCCCACAGTATGAGGGCAGGCTTCAGACAGTTAATCCAGACGAGGTTAGGGAATGGATAAGCGAGGTAGAGGGTAGGGCCGAGACAAAGTTTAATGAGAGCATAAGCCCAGAGGATTATTTATCCAAGGACGATAGCTGGGCCTACAACGTATTGGGAAACGCACTTGGGGTATGCCCAATAGACTATGATGACCGTGAAGAGGTATTTGATTACCTCAAGCAGTTCTTGATTAACCCATTGACTACAATCGATGAATTATTCCCAAGGTCAGACGTGGTCCCGCCGTTTGAAAGGTACCTGGACGAGGGAAAGATGCGGTATGCCTATGAGTATTTATGGGATGCGGGATATGAGAGGGCCCTTTCAATTGATTTCTGTGCACAGGATTATCTTGACGAAGCAGAGGGGCAGATGTTGATTTGTGCCCTATTCCTGGTTGGTGATGCGGAGGCGTTGGCTCCTGCAAGCATATGGGATAAGTTCTTTATCAAGTTCTCACCCAAGACCACGTTAGAGCGTGAAGGTGTAAGGGTTGAAGGCATGATGAGGAAGGCGTCGATAGAGTTCACGCCGATAGATTTGGGCGGGATAGTGAACGCTTATGACTTTATGTCAGTCCATCCAGAATACGACCCCAGGAAGGGTGGTGAGGTTGTTGACAGTGGTCCCATTGATAGAAGGAGAACAGTGGCGAAGCTTGTCACGATACTCGGGACAAACGGCAAACACGCAGTATTATTGATGGACGACGGTTCCAGATACCTGGTTGGCAAGAAGCCGTTCCAGTTGCTACATGGGGCCTGGGAGGCCAATCTCTCTGGCAAGGGTGTCACTGAAAAGATGGAGAAGCTACGTGATAATCTTAACGAAGAGCAAGGTGAGGCTGAAATAGATTTTGTGGGAGAAGTAGACCAGCACAGGGCGGATGATTTGTTCAAGACCTGGGAGGAGTTAACTCCCAATGAGCAAGTAATGGTAGCGAAGAAGATACCAACTACAAAAACCAAGACACCGATAAAACTCTACTACAACGACCACGTGAAAGAGTTCGCCATCTTCAGGAAGCCAGTAAAGAAGAAAGCGGATGCCGTGGATGCACCGAAGGGGCAGTGGCAGGATAGTAGCCTGTTGTCTCATGAATACGGAATTACATTAGGCCCGTCGATGGCGAGCATTGGATGTTATTATCCAGATGAATCCGAGAAGAGCCTAAGGCTTCTCTATATAATATCTCGTAGACACGTTAGCACTTGTTATTTGCAAGGTAAAGATGATGGATACGTTGAGGAGCTGGTTGATACTCTCGCACGTTATCTTATGCGACAAGTGGCAGACGAAGGGATTACTATAGAAGATTTAATGAGAGAGTATGCCAACCACACACGGGACTTTAATGAGACAGTTGAGCGGGTGCAAAATTCAATTGGCAATATCCTGTTACGAGAGGGGAGCCTGGAGAAGAAGTCTGAGTATGATTTTAACCATGGACAGTGGCCGATGGCGGGGATGATTGGTGGAGTTGGGGAATTTGCCCGAGAAGACGGTCAAGGCCTCGGGCACCATTACAAATTAGACCTGGACGGTTACACCCGTGTCGGCTGTTTCGATGGAGGGGTAGATAATAAAGACCATCAGTGGAAGGTATACTTCTTAGGTAGGGCAGTAGTAATTATTACGGATTTTAATTATAGCTGGGAATACGCTGAGGGAGCTGTTAACGCTATCGGCAGGCATTTAGTTGAACAGACCAAGACCGATGGAGTTACCTTTGAGACAATCACCAACGGGTTTGAATGGGATAGACGCAAGTTCAGGGAGATGGTCCAGTCGGTTGGCAGTTCAGTCCTACCGCCCCTGTTAAGGGAGGGGAGTGCGGTCGGGACCCGTGAGGATGCCAGCAAACTGAGTCTGGGTGGAGATTATTGGTGGAGGGGAATAACGGAAGACGAGGCGAAGTACATAATAGAGAACAACAAGTTTAAGTATCATTCCGATGTGCCGATATACTGTGACCCCGAGGTTATGGAGTTCTTGGGAATGACCGATGAAGAAGGCGAGGAGATAGAGAGATATATCGGCAAGCGGAAGGTGGTTAACGTTACCAAGGACCTTGAGAACGCCAGGGGTTATGGGCCGTATGTTGTAGCGGTGCCACGGGATGCAGTTGAAGAGTATGACCAGTATGGGTTTGTGTTATTCGAGACCCCAGTGAGCAAGGTGTTTGATTCAGGGGACGCCCTTGCCGTCCGAGAGGCCAAGTTGAATGTTGGTGAACTTGTGTGGGGTTCACACGATAACGGTGACGAGTATTGCGAGATGCAACTGCTCCCAGATAACTCACGTGGAACGGGCGGTGTCTCGCTTGTTGCTCAGAGGAACTGGATGAAAGAGTGGAACCTATTCCTGAATCAAAGGGATGGTAGAATTATATCACTGCAAATGCCAGGTGACCCCAGTAGTGAGATGATAGAAAATCTTGTTAGGGGAGTTGCGAGGCGACTGATACCGCTCGGCATTGATATGTTTGGCGGGAGTAATTTCATCCACGCCTTAGAGGAGACCCAAGGAGATATCCCGACGATACTGAGGGAAGGTAAAAAGAAATCACTCATTGACGACGTGAAGCAGGTTGAGCACACGTGGTCGCTCACACCGAGCGACGGGGATTCATGGGAGATACCGAAACCGATACTCAATGAAGTGAAGGGTGACTACGAGAATATGAGTACCAAGAAGTTCCTGGAGAAGTGGTGGGAGGTTATTACTGAGCTTCCGTGGAGACCCGAGGATTACGAAGGACTGTTTAACGAGGGAGGGAATGTAGATGATTACAATGGGTTTGGCATAGACATAGACCATTCTTACTGGATTCAGATGAAAGACGGCGGGGAGCTCTTTATAGATTACTATGGATTTTATGAGGGTGGTGAGCCACAGATGAACGTTTCGACTCCGCAGGCGGATGCACTCTTCCGTATGTTAAAGTATGGCGGTGACGGTAACGACGAGTCGGAGGAAATCATGGACCAGTTGGAGCAGATGGTGGAACCGTTGAACATCTTACTGAGAGAGGGTAAAAAGATTGACTAAGATATTTTGTTTATTTGCCAAATATGCTATAATACACACAAAGGGAATATATCTGGAGGACTCCTGTGGCCATATGTGAACACTGCGGGAAAGACATCTCCACTTTGAACAATGTTCAGAGTGGCTATGTGATATACGAGATGGATGCCAACGGCTCATATTCTCAAGTTGACGGCTTCGAACCAGACGGTAACATGAATGAGTGGCACTGTCCTAACTGTAGCTCCAACATTGCGTTGTGCGAAGAAGATGCGATGGAATTTTTAAGTAGAGGAGTCCCAGGGGACAACATTCTCACCCGAGAAGGTAAAACCAGGCGAGTAGCCTTCAAACGCAATCATACGTCTTAATAGGAGGAAGTTATGGCATTCACTCAAGACACTACGAAATTAGGTGACAGGCCAGTTACGCTTGTCGCACAGCTTTATGACTCCGTTACACAAACCCACAAAGTAGTCCCGCTCAGATGCAAAGACAATGGAGACGGGTCATGGTCGATGGATATTCAGGCGACCATAGAGACTGGCGATATAGAAATCGGAGCGGTTGAATTAAAGGACGCAGGCTCAGATACGAGAGTGAAAGTAAAAACCGATGGGACAGATAACGCCCTCGTGGTGATGCAGAATAACGGAGCAAAAGAAACTGGCGGTAACCTCGCAAGTATAAAAACAGATGTAGACAAAATCCCATCAAAGGGCACAGCGACGATGGTCGGCTCGATGCCCGTTACGATAGCTACTGATGACACACTCATGTCGGCAATGAAGGCCGACTTAGATAAGATACCTTCCTCGCCCGCAACTGAAGGCGGCAACCTGGCGACCATAGCAGGAAAAGATTTTGCAACACAAACGACCCTGTCTGCGTTGAACGCAAAAATCCCAGCGAGCCCAGCAACTGAAGGCGGTAATCTCGCAACGATTAAATCCAACACAGACAAACTTGACACGACTTTGTCAGCATTGGCAACGGCTATAGCAGGAGCGACTCCGAAGACACTTGCAGATGTAGTATCGGCAATCTCGGGGATTAGTGTTGGAGGAAATAAGATTACTCCAATAATTTCTGTAGTGGATATGACGACACTTGGAACAGAATATTCACAAGCACTACCTGAAGGATGTAGTGGATTTACAGTTCAGTTGAGGGAAGATAGTGGTATTCTTAAGATAGCTTTTAATACAGGAGATATAGCGGCGGGCACTTATATTACTGTTAAGGCTGGAGGCTCTTGGTCAGAAGATGGAGTGAATTTGACGGGAAAGACTTTGTATCTTGTCAGTGATACAAATGCTGTCAATGCAGAAATTATTGCGTGGGCACCAGGAGGGTTAGCATAATGTTAAAATCTAATCCATTATGGAAGCCGAGTAATGGGAAAATAAGCCCAATAGGGGATAAGGTTGCTCAGGCGAATGTGCAAGATGTGGAAACTTTTACCGTTGCAGAAGATTTCGTATACGGTCAGGTTGGATATTTGAATTCAGATGGCAAAATGACTTTAACGGATGGTTGGTTTGCTGGAACAAGTGATACGGTAGGAATTTGTATAGAACAGTCAATTTCCAGATTATCGTCTGGAAGATTTGTAAAAAAGGGCAGTGTTGTCAACAGTAGTTGGACTTGGTCTGTTCCAGGAAATCGTTTGTATTTAGCCTCGTCTGGAGGAACGCCAGCTAATATAGTTCCAGATATGGAAAGCAATGTGTCTCCTTATGGCGTCGTTTCGTCCTCATCGTCTGGAGATGGTGCGTTTATTGCGTTCGCCTATGATGGTTGGGGTGCGTATGGGCTGGGGTTGGCGGATGCGAATTGGATTCAGTATGATTATCCGTTTACTTCGTTTAGTCCAAGAGTGCAGAGGGTTCAGTTTGAGGCAATGAGTGATGGGAGGGGGGTGAAAAGTCAACAGACCTTGGTAACAGTTCAAGCCAAGAGGAGAGATGATGGTTCATGGACAGAGATAATAAGTCAGAATATTTGGGTGTCATTGTATCCCAATAAGAAGCTGTATGACTTGCCGATTCCTTCAGAATATTGGGACGATGCTACAGTTTTTAATGCTTGGAGAATATCTTTGTCATCGTCACCTGGGTTGATTACATTTATTTCCAAATGTAGTTTTTGCTCGAAGAGTATTAGTGTCGGTTATATGCAAGAAAGTAAACCAGAACCATTAGCAACTATTGTTGCTACTATTAAATCGGCTACTGAAATTATGTTTGGTATAAGAGGACCCCAAGGAGACCAAGGTTGGCAAGGAGACCCAGGTCCTCAAGGAGACCCAGGACCCCAAGGAGACCAAGGATACCGAGGAGACCCAGGACCCCAAGGAGACCAAGGTTGGCAAGGAGACCCAGGTCCTCAAGGAGACCCAGGACCCCAAGGAGACCCAGGTCCTCAAGGAGACCTAGGACCCCAAGGATACCCAGGAGACCCAGGATACCCAGGAGAACCAGGATACCCAGGTCCTCAAGGAGACCCAGGACCCCAAGGAGACCAAGGTAATCCAGCTATTCCTTATTTTGTAGTTCCAGTTTCTTATACAGATACCCCAGTAGCAGTAGCAATTACGAATCCTGCTACGCTTTATACTGTTGATGCAAGTTCTGGGCAGGTTGATATGAATCTCCCACAGTCGAATACTTGTTTATCAGGTATGATGGTTATAGTTAAGAGGGTAGATAATATTGTAGCAAATGTGGTGAATATAAATCCGTTTTCTGGAGATGTGATAGATGGAGGAGGAAGGAAAGTTCTTGTTGCTCAAAATGATAAGATAATTTTAGTAACAGATGCTTCAGGCAGATGGTTTATAATCGGTTAAAGGAGGAATACAATGGCAGATTTACAGGTAGTTCAAACTCAAGTATCACAAGTAAAGGTTGGAGCTGTTCAGGTAGGATTGAAGTCTGGAGATAGGATTGTAACAGTAATAAATCCGACTACTCTCGAAGGTGGAACTATTGTGACAGAGGGTACTGTTCCAGCCGGAAAAACAATGAAGGGTTGGGCGGGTGCTGTTTCTGGACAATTAACAGATGCAAAGTGAGCAATGTCAGATAGCTTGAAATAGCTGAGTTAAAGATAGAACACTTAAAAGAAATTGTTGATTCTTTAGCTATTATGTTTGAGTTTAAGAAAAGATAGGAGGAAGGATGACAGTAGGTGCAGGCTTATATAAACAAGTGCAAAGCGGTGAAGGCGAAATTTCCGAAGACGAGTAAATAATGACATGGATGCCCGTGGACATGAAATATTGCAAAGCATCAGCAGGAGGTATCACGACCTCTTGAAGGTTGGGGTGGTGCCACTGACTATGAGTTTCAGGGAGTTCATAGTAGAGGACTTGAAGATAGATAATATCCCTGAAGAGGTGAATGTCGAAAGGGAATACTTGCAACAGACGGAAGAGTTTACCGACCTGTGTAAGTAAAGGGGACGGCCATGACGGAGATGAATGGACAGAAGTTCTACACAGAGGATGAAGTCGAGGGGTTAGTCGACCAGCGGGTGAAGTATAAGCGTCGGGAATCCGACAGGATTATCGGGGACACACTTCTCTCTCTCAATGGCACGCTCGAGACGTTCGGTAAGCAGATGCAAGGATACAGTAATCAGATGGTAGAGCTCACGGTTAACTTGAGGGATGTAACTCTTCACCTAAATAAGCATGATGCTATTATTCACGGCAATGGCAGAGAGGGCATGATAACCTGCTTGTCGAAGACGGTAAGTTCGGTTGAGGCAGTCTGCAGGGATGTGTGGGATAAGGATAAGGGCCTGCCAGCCATCAATGCCAAGCTGGATGTCATTATGGAGAGGAAGAAGGATTACGATAAGAACCTGGTCGATGTGGAGAAGTTGAGAATCGAGGACTTGCACGCTATTAGGGCAGACATAGGAAGGGTGAAGGGACGAATTAACACTATCACCGCAGTATGGGGTGCGGTAGCAGGTATATGCGGATTCATTGTCGGGAAAGTTGCCGATGGGTTCATAGCCAATATGTTTAAGGGTAAGGGATGAAAAAGTCAAAGTAAAGCATAAAAAGAAAACTAAGAATCAAGGGAGGAGTAATATGGGTGGAATATTATTCAAGATGCCCGATGTGGCACAGAAGTCAACCAAGTTGGACCCGAAGGCCTTGAAGGCCGACCTCTATTATCAAATGGAGGAGAACAAACGGGAAGGCAGAATCCGCCAGGATATGGGGTTCTGCGAATACCTATCTAAATGCTACGATACGCTTGAGGGCAGGAAGGATGAGATTAAGGTCCTTCTGGGGGCGGGTAACCTGAATGTCAGCGGTTACAACGCCATGCTTGAAGAGATAAAACAAGTGCAGGACGTATTAAAAAATATTGACCGTGATTCGCCCATCTCTGTTTTGTCGTCAAAGGTGCCATAAATGATTAAAGGCGGAAAGCATAGCGAGGAGACTAAGAGGAAAATGAGTGAGGCTCGCTCTGGTGAGCGTAATGCTTTTTATGGAAAACGACATACAAGTGTCTTGGTCGGGAAGTGAGATGCCCACTAAAACGATACAGATAACACTGCTTGACAGTCTTGGGCCCACGAGGCAATCATCTTTTTGGTACGACGGGATAGTGGCGATTAGCACCAATTGCAAGGTGGTGGCTGAAGGGGAGCTGAGGGTGGTCTTTAAACCAGACAAGGCCTACATTGGTGTGTCTGCGGTGGAAAAGGCAATGGACTTGGGGTTGGACGACGACACTCTGCCGAATGCAATTGGGGCATTTGTATACAGCAATTGGTACGAGGTTCAACCTGTCACAAATATAGCGAGAGATATTGTGCCCACGGAGTTGGACAATATTGTTGAGGGTGACGACATTGAGAGCATAAAGGAAGCGTTGATTTTTTGGGAGAACGAGATTGCGGACCAAGAGGGGTATACTCCCGAGTTTGTTTTCAGGGGGTTTCAGGATGACAGAAATATTCTTTTAAGAGAAGGGGGAGCGACAATGCCCAGAATAGCCAAAGAGGGAATGGTTAGCCGAGTTGACCAGCGGTTCGACCGTGAGGCCGAGCTTATTGCACAAGGGACCACTATCACTATCCAGGCTGATGGTGAACCAAAGATGCTCTCCGTCTCTCAGCGTAAAACCGACAATGGGTTTGAATATGAGGCTCATGACGTTTTAACCAACGAAAAGATTAAGGTGGCGAGTGTAGAGCAGGTTAAGACGCTTTACGCTTTGCAATCTTTAATCGAGCAGTGTTTTGGTTTAGGGAAAGAAAGTGCTAAGGTAGCGGACCTTGCACAGCAGGCCCTTCTCAACCTATACGGCCTGCCTGAGTTCAAGGAAAAGTATAAACCCCTGCAGGCTGATAAGGTTGCCGAGACTGGATACGCCCACAACATCCTCTCACAGGTTTATTCCGATGCAGAGCTGGAGAAGATAATTGCATTAAGACACAACGTGGACAAGGACCTGGCACTGCTTAAAGAGATAGCGTTGTACCTGAGGAAAGAGGTTTACGCCCAGGTCGCTTATATGGCCACGAAGATGACCCAGCAACTTCACGACAGTGGTGTTGATGTGGATGAGGCCTGTAAGACGGTGATGGATGTGTATGGGGCCTTTGATAAGATGCTGGATGGCGATAACCCTATCGGGAATAAGCGGGTTGGTATCATAGAGTTTGGGGTCAGACATTATTACGTTTCAGTGGATAGGAAAGCTGAATACGACGGCATCATAAAAAACCTGGAAGACAGTGCTCAGTTGGTAATACGGCTTGTTGAATCTGGCCTGGCGTATGATGAGATAGTCACTGAGCTGGAGAAGGCGAATGACGGGAAACCGCTACCGTCAAGTTCCCGTGCGATAGCGTTGCTGAACAACATTTTCCCTGAGAAAAAGTGGAGTCAGATGTTCAGGGGTGGTTTAGCGAACTACCAGTTTATTCGGACTGGGGAATCCATCGGGAGCATTTCCGAGGGAGACAAGATAGTTATCAAACATAAAGACCTTGACGTAATGAAAGGGGTCGTTAAGTGGATAGACGAAGAAGCAAATGTCGTCCGAGTTGAGACGGAATTCGTAGGAGCGGAAGACCGTGGCACCATGATGCACGACTTCAATTACTACGAGTTTATGAAGAAGGTAGACGAGAAAGAGATAGTGAAGACTGCCTGGGGCGAGGGGAAGCATTATAAACTAACTTTGTCCCCAGTTGTTCCTGAAGGTTACGGTGATTTATTTGCCACCCAGGAGCAGAACGAAGAGCATTTTAGGTATACCACGATGCGGAGATACCTGGACGTAAATGACCTTGGGAGTGGCCCGAACTATGTTTATTTCTCAGAGAAGATACTCCCGAAGATAATGAGGGTACTTGAAAGGGATGTGGCAAAGGGCAATGTCGATTCAGACTCAGTCCTGCTTGAGCAAGTGGTTGGTGGTGGCAGTGAAGTCGCCGAGTCGTGGCATGGATGGGATGAAATCAAAGGCATGGGGAAGATTGCGATGATGAAAGAAGCAGACCTCCGCATGGCGTATTTTGTAAACCATATACCAGTTGGGGGGAAGTATCCCATCTGTGCGTGCATGGAGAACAGGCGTGGATACACTCAGCACATGACGAATTCTTACGATACACTTGAAGAGGCAGAAGCGGAAGCCGATAGGCTTAATGAGGAGATGGGGATATCCAAGAAGGACTCCATGACAATCGTGTTGCGTTCGATGGGGGCTGGGAATAGGCCCATTATAGATAAACCCGAAGCGAAATATACTGTAATAATCGATGACACTGGTTTAAGGGATTCCGAGATGGAGATGCTTCACGAGTTCATAGGCGGACAATTCGGTGAAACTCCATACGGGACTATCGAGGGGCAGGTGTTTGAGGGTAAACTTGAGAGCTTAATTATGGCCCTTGAGAAGCTCGTGAAGGCCAAGAAGATTGGCAAGGATGTTATTCTTAATAGCGAGGAAGGCGAGTGGAAGGGTTTGCGTGAGATAAAGAAACGGTTCAAGGTCCAGACTACTCTCGAAAGAGAGGGGGCAGTGGGGTTGGGTAATGTGAGATTTATTATTGATTGGTGGGGCGACGACGAGGATAATGATATTGATTTAGCGGACTTGATAGACATGCTTGACAATGCCGAGGTTGAATATCCAGATGAAGAAGATATTGGGGAGTGTATGGTTGTTAGAGGTGAAATCATACCAGACGGGTCCAAGATTGGCGAGTTGCTCCACAAATTAGGTCTGTATGAGGTAAGCGGGAAGGTCCAAAACGATGGCGTGACTGCAAAGTATAATGGAATGGGATACAATGGCCTGAGGACCATCAGGGAAGCTTACAAGAGTGGCAACCTTGAACCTCAGAACATTTTGGAGCGGGAAGGCAAGGTGGTAAGAACTGCATCCAGGCCAATTAAAAGGGACTGGGCGGTTAGCATGGTAAGGGGCAGGGACCTTGTGGGTGTATATTTCGCCGATACTGATGGGTGTGATACGTTGGTTGAATGCCACCCTAATCTGGCGGACAAGATAATTGAAAGATGGAATAACGGGGATTATGATGAGGCGGACGCCAAGACCATATTGCAACAGTGGGTGTCCAAGAAAGTTGTCAATCCGCTTAATAGGATTGGTGGCAAGATTCAAGTAATGGTAAGGAAGGCTGGCTGGGTAACTGGCGAGCCTGCAGAGGTTGTCGTAGAGACTGCCTTCGCACTCTGGCTTGAGTCAGACGAAATCCGAGACATCGTTGCCGATATCGTTAAGATTAACCCTGGATTAAAAGAACAAGAGAGCAGGGATGACCTTGAACGCCAGGTGTTCGACCGCATAGAAAATATGCTCCACGAGGAAGCCAGTAAGAAGCTGAGTGGAGTAAGGGAGATAGGGACCGACTACGATTTCGATATCAACAAACAGGAAGTAGGATACATTATAAACGAGGTAGTTAACACTCCGCCAGAAGGTGAAGAGCCGAAGACAGTAGTTGAAGCCAGTGGCAAGAGGTCGTGTAAGTATTACGAGACCTGCGGTAGCCCAGCGAACTGCCAGGCGTGTAAGGGTGGGTATGTGAAGAAAGAAAAGAGGGCGGAGTTTGGTGCTTATTATTCCGTTTGGGATAACCAATGTAACACTTGGCTGGCAACTGGCAGTAATAGTGATACTCGTGAAGAGGCGATACGTGATGCTTTTGAGTATATAGTCAGTGGCAGTGATGACTATAATGAGGCTGATTATGCGGGTTTTACATTGGAGGACATGGAAAACGAATTGAGTGCCTATGAATACGAGGTAAAACGGCACGTCGGACGGATAAAGGATAATGCGTTGGGGCTTGCGGGAGAGGAGGAGTTTGGTGGTAGGGCGACAAAAGAAGTCCAATTGGATGCCGAGAATATTCTGCTGAGGGAATCATCTTTAAGCAAAGAATCCAGGAGCAATTACGATGTTATAGAGGCGTTCATTGCCAACAACTTTCCAGAAAAAGACGGGTGGGGAACGAGACATTTGTATGTTATGCAAGAGAGGGGTGGTTGGGCGTTGGTCAACAACTATTCAACCCCGATAGTTTTTAGGAGGGATTCTGACGGTAGGATGTTTTTTAATACTGATAAATATTCTGTAACTACGAGCAAAATACAAACTTTTATCCGCAGGGAGTTGGAGCAGGCAGGGGCTACTGCGGATTTGGTTGACGAGGAAGGCATTAAGATGGCAATAAGTGGTGAGATAGACCCCGCCAATATTCTACTGAGGGAAGGCGGGGGGAATAGGCATATTGGCTGTGACTGTATAGCGTGCAGGCTTGGGTTGAATGCTAAAGCTAAAACGGCTGGAGAGAAAGAGGAAGCGATTACAACTACACTTGACCAGCTTGGCCCTGGTGATAAGTTTGCGTTTGTAACGGAGCCAGAGAAAGTATTTGTCTTGATAAGCAAGGACGACACGGTTGGATATTTGGTGCAAAGAGAAGGTGGCACCAAGAGAATACCGCTTGACCCTGGGGTTGGGAAGAAGCAGGTATTTTGGTGGGGTGGGAAGGATGAAAGTGCTTCCCCAATGGCCGAGGGTGGAATGGGCGAAGGCGAAGCCCAGCAGGCGGAGAATGTCCAGGAGTCTGCTCCTGAGCCAGAGAAGGAAGAGGCCAAGAAGCCAGAGGCAGTTACAACCATACTAAAGAAACTTAATAACGGCGACAGATTTGCGTTCGTCAAAGACCCTAAAAAGATTTTTGTCTTTATGTCTGGCGAGGAAGGTGTTGGATGGATAGTGAATAGTGGTGGGCCCAACACCCTTCTTAAATCTGAAGTCGGAGATGAGCAGGTGTTTTTGTGGACTGGCGAGGAAACAGCTCCCAGTGGTGGGGCCAAGCAAGAACAGCCAACCCAAAAGAAAGAAGAGCCAGTTGAAGAAGAGGGATGGCAGACCGTTGGAGACATGGAGATAGGGGATAGTTTTATTGAACAGGGTGGTAAAACCAGGATGACGATGATAGGTATTTACCCCCAGTATGATTTTTATTTCTGGGTAGATGCAGATAACCAACCGCATGTGAGCGAGATTCCAAGGGTGAAAGACATAAAAGTTAAAAAGATAGGGGCTTATAAGGTTGAGCGGGCGAAGGAGCTCGCTAAGATTCACAAGGACTATTTACAGGCATTGGTCCAAGAGAAGTTGGGCAGACAATAAGATTATTTCCCTAACGGGAAGGAGGATTTCAAAATGCTTATAAAGAATAATACGACAGACCAGATTCTCGTAATAAGGGATATGACCTCAAACAGCCAATCCCAACTTGGCCTTACGCTTGCACCGCAGGCCCAGGTTGCTGTGAGTGACGTAGAGGCGGGGGAATCGAAAGACCTTAAAGTCTATGTTGACGCAGGTCTTGTGGTAATACTCAGCCAATCCGAGACTGATGTGCTTGGAATAGCGACTGATGCCCAGGCGGTAATTGATGTGACGGCGGGAGTATCTGCTCATGCGACACTTGCGACAGGGATACACGGTGTCGGTGCTTCTACGGTTGAGTCGGTGTCAGGTTCGGCGGGCAAGGTTTCAACGCATGCGGGGCTTACGACTGGCGTTCACGGGGTAGGTGCTGGGACGATAGCGAAGGTTGCGGACATAGCGTCCGACACTAACCTCTCGGCCAACGCACAAGATGCGGTAAGCAAGAGGCATGACGGCACACTTCAGGTTGCCAAGGCTGACCTTGCGAGCGGGCGGGCCACGGTAACGGCAGTTGGCGGAGTAAGTTCCGCAATCGCTCTGACTGGCTGGGGAACGACCTATAAAGTCGTTGCGAGCATCGTAAGCGGGCCAGCGACGGCGGTAGTTGCTATCGTTACACAGTCTTCGGCTTCGTTCACGATAACCATCGCAACTGATGCGACTGGTGCGACACCAGTTGACTGCTCTTCGGTCAACGCTATCGTTAACTGGATAGCAATCAAGGACACACTATAATTCATTAACAAATTCCATATAAGGAGGGTAAAAATATGGCAATAGTAAAGGAACAACTGCAACCTGCATATATTGAGGTTCAGAGGAAACTTGACGATGCGGGCACTTTCAACCACGCTTCTTTCCTGGTGAAAGACCAGCAATCAGCCACGTTTCTCGTTCCGCCTGTCGTAAGATTTATACCGAGTGCTCCGAGCAATTTCGGGTATAAATATGCGGGCGTGAACGTAGTCTCTGCACCGCTTTGCAACGTCCAGTAATCATTTGATATCTGGGGGAGGACACCCTCCCCCAGACATACTACAGGAGACGAATGTCTATACTGCTGAACTTACATACAGCCGAGGAGCAACTTAAACTTTTTGACGACTCACCTGGTAAAGGGGAAGTTAAAAAGGAAGAGAAGCCCCAGGGTCGAGTAGGCTTTAGAGCAGACTGGCAGAGTATTTGGGACGAGCAGGACGACGCAATGTATTCCGAATACTTCGACTGGCATTCAACCTTACCAGCTTGGCTCTCCAAGCAGTGGATAAGGCGTTTTGTTATTAAGGAAGACGGAGAGCAGTATCCTATACAGATGCTTGAACGTATGAGCGATAAACAGTTGAGCGGTATGTTCAAACGTTACTATGGGGATGCGTTGAAGGGTCAGGTCCATACGGCAAAGAGAGAAGACAGTCTCGAGCCGACTCTTGGCGGGGACCTGGGGTCTGAGCAGGGTATTCCGCTTGTTAATTTTCATTCAGAGGAGGATGCGGAGAGGTTCTTAAATGCGACCAAGGGGCTCAAGTTAAACTTTCATTGGGAAAGACAGGGCCAGGTTGTTGTATTAAACGACCCAAGGTTTGGAAGCACAGAGGTTAAGTCTTATGTAAAAGGATTCATAGACCCCAACGAAGAAACTTCATACCTTGCTGGCCAGGATATGCAGATGATGGCTGAAGCTGTGGGGAAAGTAGAGAAGACGGCCAATCAAAAAATGACCAGTAGCAGTGCCTTTATTATGCCCAATGGAAGATTACAGCCAGTGTGGTCGCATGAAGGTTGGCTTGCTGAGCAACACAGAGAGTTAACCGAGATGCTGGACGCTGGATGGATACGGATATCCACGATGTCTCCACAGGAAGTTGGCTTGGAGTTCAGCGTATTAGATGATGATTCTGCTGAAAGAATAGAGAAGTTCTTGAAGGTAAATTCATTCACTGTCGTAACAGTAGATTGCATGGACGGTGTCAAGCAGTTAAAGATAAAAGATATTCTTCGGGACGGGTTCTGGACTGCCTTCAGGAAGGCTGAAGAGGGCTTTTCGTATACAGACGAGTCCCTTCGCTATAAGCCTTACCAGCCCCAAGAGGGTGTCGGCACGGACAGAATCCTTCCCCCGTTTGCCAGTAGACATACAAATATGACCAAGACTGCCCTGTTTGCGGGGAGTGGAGTAATCGACCCCAAGGGAAATTTCAAGACCGTTTTCACTCATGACAACTTCGCAGAAGAAATGGGCATGACTCCGCAGGAAGTTCTGAAGGCGGGATACGTTAGAATATCTGTTTACTCACTGAGACTTGTGGGCGTACAGTTCTGGGAAGAGACGCCAGAGATTTTGATGCGGATAGACAACTTCCTTGTGGAGAATCCGTATCGGAAGGTGAGGGTGGAGGTCGCAAGTAAGGAAAATACTTACAAGGAACTTTCTATTGAAGACATCCTGGACTTTGGCTTCGAAGGGGCCCTGCACGGGAAGGCTAAGGACAGGGAGTGGCTACCAGGTGCACGGAAAGAAACATTAACGAAGAAAGCTGACGGTATATTTGAATATGACCAGAACGCTATGGATGCGATGTCGGACGGCTCAAGGGGTCAGCAGACAAGAAGCATAGAGTATCTGCCACAGGACCAGAAGCAGTGGTGGCTGGAATACCTGGAGAAGGGCAAGAAGAACTTCCCAGGGAAAAAAGATACGGTCCCGCCAGAGAGTGAAGAGGGTGGCGTATCGGTGGCGGGTAAGAACGCCAAAGTAAAGACCGCAGGGATAAACTTCGTGGGCAACTATGTGTTTTATCCTGACGGCAGGTTTGAGTTTTATAAGGCACAAATAGATGAGCATGTAACCTATCCAGAGAACTGGCTCGAGTGGGACGATAGAACGTTTGGCCAAATGATGAGGGATGGTGCAACTATAGGGACCTTGTGGGCCCGTATCGATTACGGGTGGGATAAAGAAAAGGACATCGACCTTGGTATCATCACCTATGACCTTGAGGTGAGGAACCATCGTGGAGATTTATCCGATGAGCAGGTTAAGAAAATCATGGACGCCTTTGGTATAACGGCCAGACCAAGGACAAGAGACAGGGGTGGCGAAGAGATAGTAATGCCCAAGGACGAAGCAATAAACTTTATCAACGGCAGAATCAACATCCTTCTGCGTGAGGGAGCAAAGAAACCTAAAGGCCAGAGGGATGATGTTGGGGCGGAAGAGCAAATATTAGAATACATAGAAAACGCATCCCGCTTTGCGGACCAGGGTAATGCTGGTATGTTTGCGGGAGCACTCTATCAATTGATGGGTGGTGGCAAAATTTATGTCATTATGGATGAAGCTGGTGACGTTTATAATGTGGCATTCTTCTATGAGGATAAGTTTTACGACATGATGGGTATTGTGACCAAGGAAGAGCTACTGGACTCGTTCCAATATAATGGAGATGTTGATGAGAACGGCGTGGGCGTTAAGATGGATTTGGTGGAATGTAATTGGATGGATGCGGAATACGCCATGCCGTATGCTTCAGCGTATATGGACGAGATAATCTCGGCCATGATGGGGCAGGAGAGTGTCGCAGAAGAGGACGACTGGCGGAAGTCTTATAATAAATACATGGGGGAATACAATAAGTGGCAAGGCGAGTATCCCGAATACTCGTCAAAAGATTGGGCGAATTATAAGTATGAACCGCCTAAAGACGAGGAGATTACCCTGGAGTCTTTGTATCCAGATATCATGCAAGACCTGGCTCCGATATTCCAGCAATACGGAGTTGGCCAGGATATTTTGAACGGGTTAAAAGTCATCAAGACCCATGTATATGCTCCGTTCTACGCTATCATGGAGAAGCAGACGATAACTTTGTATTCGCTGTTTTTCGGGCTCCAGGAGCCAATCCGTAAGGCGAAACTGCTTCACGAGATTGCCCATTATATCCAGGAGAAGACTGGGACTGATTGGGGCACAGAGGAAGAGATTAAACAGGCGATTCAATTGGAGACCGACTACAAGGAACGCAAGATAACACCCAAGGAATTCTTTGAGATATACCTTGCGTATCCGCATGAGCTGAAGGCCTATAAAGTCGAAGTTGACTATCTACGCAGTCAGGGCATGGCTGATGCACAAATAAAGGAACAGCTGATGGCTGACCTTACGGCGGACAGTGAAGCTGTTATCGACAGGATTCTCCAGCAGGCCAGCATGTTTGGGTTCACCAAGAAAGCCAAGAGGCAGATATACAATGGGATAACGTGGGAAGAAGAGTATACCCCGCTGTTGCCGAAGAAGAGAAACTTCTATAGATGGGTTGGACATATGGGGGATGGGTTTACTCATAGATATGTGATTCTGAGGGCGGATGTTCCGACCCTGGAGAATGTGGCCAGGGTGGTTGCTCAAAAGGTGGATTCGGATTCTTGTCCGTCTGCGAAATATTTCCAGGACCTCCAAGAGGCCATTGATTTTGTTGGTGATAATTTTGGTATAGATGTAAGCAACGTAAGACTGACCCCCGTGTCTGCGGGGATATCTCGTAGGGACAGGGATATTATCGGGTATAAGTTGGTCAACGATATCTCAAAAGCCCTGGAGGATACGACATCTATTCTCTCCCGTGTGGACATGTTTATCGGTGGCAAGTTTAACGAAGGAGAGAAAACTCCGACAATCTTCGCCCGCTTCATAGAAAATAGTTGGTCAGAGGATATAGCGTTCCTTAAAGGGTCTCTGGGCGGGGCAGAAGACATGCACACTTTTATTAAGAATATGTGGCAAAGGTTTATACCTCAGAGTTGGAAGCGTGATAACTATATAGTGAAGAATAAAGTTATCCCGATGGCGAATAGATTGCTCGATAGCGGATTGACGGCGAATGAGATTCGTGCCGAGTTGCAACGCATTGCCCCAAACAACTATTTTGTGCGGGCCATGATTGAGCATATTATTTACACCGAGATAGACCCAACATTAGAGGGCGACAAAGAGAATAAAGATGTTGATATAGACGCTGAATTATCGGAAGCATTAGAGTATAATACGAATGACACGGCCCATTTAATGCCGTTACACGATATGCACATCCCAGGGCACCGTGAAGGAATAATAGGGGAAGATTAAAGATTCTACAAGGGAGAGCGAACTATGAGTGACGTCATAAAAAAACTAACTGATTTATTCGGGAGAACACGGCCTTCGGCGATGGCTAAGATGTCATTGGGCCTGGACAAGAGTCCAGAAGTCCAGCAGATTCTTAACGATATGCCGAAGTCCAATCGCCAAACAGGCTTGGAAGAGAAATACCGTGGCGACTGGAACAATCAGACCAATAAAGAGCAACCTGTCGAACAGTTACCTAAGCATCCAGGGGAAGAGAAGAAGCAGGACAATGTGGAAGATGATGTTGAGTTGGACGAGCAGGGTAACTCGATACCGAAGAAGCCGAATATGTTCGAAAAGATACAAGAGCTTGTGTCCCCGCCTACAATATTTGTAAGCCAAGTCGTGAAGAGACATATGGAGCGGAAGGCCTTTGACAATCCCGACCCAGATGCGGACCCGCAGGAAGGGAGAGACACCAGGTTGCTTGACCCAGAGAACCCCGAGTATAAACGTAGGAAGGGGTTTGGTAAACCGTTTGGTGATGCCTATGAGGGTGGAGAGTTGAAGTGCAATGTCCCTGCGGTCATGTCTTATGGGGTAGATAAATATGCCAGAGACAAAAACGAAATGACCCCAGCGGAATTGGAAAAAATCAAGAAAGAATTCTCTAAAGTAAAATGGGCCCCCAAGAAGGACGCTCTTGTCTCTGAGAAATACAAGAAGAACTTCCATAGCTTCACTGGCACCATCGCTACAACGAAACAAACGACAACCTATCAGGTGGTAGCAAGGTCGCAAGATACATTCCACGAAGACGTAATATCTTACCCGTTCCAACTGATGTTAATTCGGACCGTGATAGAGAACAACGCATCCAAGCCAAAAGAGAAGACCCTATTAAACCCTGCACTTACGGGTAACCTTGCGAAGCGTATTACGCTCGGGTTTACGGAAGCAGAAGCGATGACCTCGTATATGGCCGAAATAAATATCCCAATGAAGGGTGTGGCGTTCACAAGCCTCTCACCAGCAGAGTTGGTTGAGCAAAAACTGCAATCATGCAGTGACAGCTCGGCTCCAGAAAAGAAAATGATTCATCTGCAAAACGCCATCAATTATGCTGGGCAAGACAATGCACTGAGGCAGATTGTCTCTAATTTTATCATGTCGGAGTTTAAGGATGGCGAGGATAACCCCTGGTTACAGGAGTTGTTTAGATTCGTGTCATCTGCGAAGATACTCCGCCCAGAGCAACTGGAGAGCATAGTTTTTAGTTTTTACAAGAAAGTGGGGTTGGCCGAGACCGATGTTCTCAAGATGGACTTCCCGCAAGAAATACTCCGCAAATGGTTGGATGATGTTATCAAGAATAGGAGCGGTAACGTTAACGTTGAGGCCTTGGTAGTGCAATTAGACGACCTGTCTCTTTGGAAGAAGGTTTATAGTGGAACGGAATGGATGAAGATAGTGAAGAAATATGCACCCGAAAGGTATGAGTTGGCTCAGATTGGTGCGACATTTGCCGAGAAGATGCGGAGGATGCCACGCATACAACAATCGAAAGAGCTTGTTGATGCCGTTAAGCAGATTACGCAACACTATAAAAACAAAACCCCCGAGTGGCAGGCGTTCCAGGATAAGATATCTAAAGGGCGTGTGAGCAGGAAAGACTTGAGTGAGTTCCTTGAGTCTATTGGCGTTAAGGCTGAGGCCTGGACTGACATCTTCCCAGCGAAGACTGTCTACGACAAGAGTGAGGTCAACAGTTTGTTCGAGAGATTATTTAAGTCTCTGGGGGATAAAGTTGAGACAGAGTTGACCCAATTCTACGAGACCAAGGGGAAGCTGGCCAAGCAATATGCCAAGGTTCGTAAGGAGCGTGAGGAACTTTTCGCTTCATCCTACAAGAACCACGACAAGAGGTTCAAGGACCAACCGAAGCTGGATAAACTTCAGGCACAAATGAACGACATACAGCGTGGTTGCACTATGGCGGAGGCTGAGAGAATAAAAGCCATGCCCAGTGGAGAGGAAAAGAAAAGAGCAATGGATGCGGTTAACGCCAAGAGTATGTCTGACGCAGAGCTTGCATATTGCGAACTCCTGGATGTGGTACTTAATGGTGAAGGCTTTGGGGTACCTGTCGAGAAGGTCAGGCAGTTGTTCTCTTCTCTTTCAGCGAAATATCCAGAATTATACCCAACAAAATCCATTATGGGGTTGCTCAATAAGCCGTCTTACACGGCAAGCGAGGTTGAGTTGCTCGTCAAAGATTTCATGGGGTTTGCGGAGGAAATAGATAAAGCGAATGAGAAACCCGTAAAGGCTCCCAAAAAGGAAGAGGCTCCAAGACCGCCGAAGAAATGGCAGGAGATGACCCCTGCGGAGCAGGAAGAGTATAAGGCGTTCAAGGCACGCTGGGAAGCGGAGCATCAAGCACCAGCCCAGCAACAGCCACAGCAACCGCAGACGAAGAAGTATAAGGCTCCGTTTGCCTATGGGACGGACTACAAGGTGTATGGCAACAGCAATCAGTTTAATATCTACTTAAAGTTTGACCCAAATTTCACGCCAGTCCCCGTTGAGATTATGGACAAGGTAAATTATAATGCCCACGGGGAAGGGTATGGTTGTGACGCTCAGGGGGCTATTTGTTGGGCGAGGTGTTTTTATATATCGGTTGAGAATTTCACTGCTTGGGTTGTTCTTGAATTGCAGTCGGATGTGGTGACGCAATGGCAAAAGAGACTTTATCCAACCCCCATCCAGCCACTCGTGAAAGAGCCACACCCAGAGTATGCCATGTATAGAAGCACTGTCCAGAATTATTATAATGATTGGGCAAGTGCATTGTTTAGGGAAATTTTAAGACTCGCCAAGGAGCGTAACGTCGAAGTGATTTACGTAAGGTCGGCTCAGGCTACTACGATTTGGACTGACCATGTGAAGAACAGTTTGAACAAGGTGAAATCGAAGGAGTTGACCGAGGAACAAATTGAGACAGATTTGTTTTATAGGACTTATTATAACGCAGTTGAGCCGTTTATCGAGAAGGACCCCGATGGCAGGGGACGGTTGAGAGATAAGGGTGACATTCGAGCTGACCTTGAAGAGAAGTTTCCCGCACAAGAGATAAAAAAAGAAGTCCAGAAGCAGTGCTCCAGGGCACTTGAACAGGCAACCGATTACATGGTTGTTAACGTGGCCCAGGTGCCGATAGAAGCGTTTGCGTTCGGGACTAAGGGTATAAGGCAGTTTGCGTTCAGGATGGAGCGTGGCAGGTTAATGCTGGCTGAGGTGGTCAGAAGGGCAAACACCAACGCAGACCCATTATACTGGGCCAAGTTGATTGGTAACTGGATAGACAATTATATGCCGAGAACAATAGAGGAAGATGTCCTTGGGTTGCCAGAACCACAATTGGGCCACAGCGGGAAAAGCGTGCAGGATTTGCGTGCAATGGTTACTGACAGTTGGATTCAGGAGAAGGAGAATGGTTTCTTTCGCGACTTCTGGTGGTCGAGAAGTCAGTTTTTAATTGACAGAAGGTTAGGGGATAGCCTTTGCCCAGAGGACTTGCAATATGATGAGGAGTTTATACCTGCAGTCGTGCAAGGGTTACAGAGTCTTGGATACAGGGTGAGGTTACCAAAGAGTTTCGTCAAGTATTGGGCAAGAAAAGGCAAGACGTTCGAGCCTAATTTGTTACCACAGGAGGGCTGATGAATAGCACGAATATTGTGAAACGGTTCCAAACTCGCAAGGGGTATTCTGATGAAGAATTGAGAAGAGGCGTCCCCGCCGTTGAGTTTGCTATTAAGGAAATGGAGCACCAGAAGATGGAGGAGCCTGAGATTCGTGAGACCCTCCAGGACAATGGTGTCCCAGGGCAGGTGGTTGATAACACGTATGATAATCGGGAAAGAAAACTCATTAAGCACACCACCAAGGATGATGACGTCGAAATAAGGGAGGCTGGCGAATGATAGACTTTAACCAAATCAAGCCAGCGGTCATGGCTTATATCATCACATACCTACAAATGATACACAGCCAGTACGGGAAGTTAACCGAGGAGCAGGTTAAGAGTTTTGGCCAGTCGGCATACAATTTGTTCTGGGGGACCCAGCCAGAACTCCAGGCTGACCAGGGGGCAACTGTTGAGTTGACAAATTGGTTACGGAGCAGGGGTGTTGACGTTGAACTACCTACCCTTGAAGGCAACGCCTCGGCTGGCGGGGCTCCTGAGTTTGGTTTCCGTCCATCCCAAGTTGCTTATGAGCCTGCGGGAACGTCAACCAACCGAGAGCCACGAGTATCTAATCCGCCTCCAGTATTGGACGAGGATTTCTCAAAGTCAATAAAGGATTATATCACGGGAGAGGAAGTGGAGAAGGCGTATGAAATAGCGAAGAAGATTCCCAACGGTCCAATTCGTCAGGAGTATATGGAAAAGGCGATGGACCTTGAGCGTAGATACGATAGACAGCAAACCGCAATAGCACGGATGATGATGCGGAAAAAGGGGGCACAAATGAAAGACAATGACGTTGAGATAAGAAGCGAGATGGCGAGGTTTGGCGAAGTTAATATACCTCTGCAAATAAATATCGCTAAATTAGCCATCGAGGCATATGTGAGGGTTTTGGAGCAGACGAACCCTGGCCTTAATGATGCAGGTGCCCCACAGACTGGGTTTGAGATTTATTATAACGTGCAGGCCCCAGACGAAGTTAAAAATGACCCTGACATCTTGATGAAGATTGTTACGGGGCTTCAGGAGAAAGGGTTTAATGTGAGCATGCCAAGTGGTTCACCTTCTCTTCCAGAGGGAGATATACCTCAGGGTGCGGGCGTTGGCGGAAGAGAGAGGGAAGAAGAACCCCAGATTCTGCACACACGTCCAAGTGAGCCCAATGAAAAGCCAGAGCCACTTCCGTCCATGGGGAAAGAGCATGCGTTGCCACCGTGGAAAGTCGGACGCAGGGAAAATATCTACGAGTTTGAAGACGGCACTATCCTGAGTGTGGACTTGCCCAGGAAAAACTTCAAGCAGTTTGCCGAGCAGTTTGACTATGCGACAACTGTTTGGCAGATAGAGAACAATGTGGATAATTTTGCCAAGTTCCTTGGGCGTTATGGGGTTAACGCACACGTTCTAAGTGAACAGGAGAAAGGAGATTATCTCGTCTCCCAAGGTGGGCATACCAGGACTGAGGACGGGGATGTGGTTCCAAATGCTAATACGGACAGAGAGAAGAATGATGCTGGGGTTGCCTTCAGGAAGGAGTTGCGGAAACTTATCCGCCCCAACATCAGCAAGGATGAGGTTAGGGACAAGATAATCGATATCGGTCTCAAGATGAAGGGTATGCCAGAGGGGCCAGAGAAGGCCGACCTGCAGAGACAAATGGACAATTTCAATAGCCAATTGGAGACGTTTGAGTATTACGAAGCGTCTCGTAAAAATAACTTACCCAAGACGGGAGGAAATATGAACAGGGATAAAATAGTTAAAGAAGGAAGTGTTGGACGCAGGGGGCTCAGTTCGTTGATGGAGTCTTTTGTGGAGGTAGCGAAAAAGATTGTGACGGCGAAGACACCATCTCTCGGCCCCATCAATAGCGACACGGAGGCGTGGGTGTTATTTCAGAAGAAGTATTCCGAGTTAACTCCAGAGGAAGAGAAGACAGTGCAAGAGGAGCTTGCTAAATATCCTCATGAAGAGGCGGGAGCGAGCAATTTTCCAGAACATATGGCTATGGCCGATGCCAAGGCAATGGGGTTTTTCAAGAAAGCGAAGTCCTGCGGGTGGGGAACGTTTGCTATGGACCCGCTTGATGGCGGGGCAGGTGGCATCTGGTTCACGGAGAAAGGTGATGACGGGAAAGACTATCTCGTGAAACAAGTTACCCAAGAGGGCGAGGTAGTGAGAAGGTTCAAGGAGAAGCAGGCGTCGCTTGTGAAGAAGGCCGATAAAAAGACCTGTGTTAAATGCAACACGGAGTTTGACCCGTATTGCCCAGCACAGACGAAATGTGAGAGCTGTGAAAAAGAACAGCCAGAAAGCGGTAACTGGCAGGACAAGAAACAAACACCTAAGGCTCCTCAAGACAGGAGCCAACTCCAACCTTATAACTTAACCAAAGAAGACCATGAGAAGAAGGTTAAGGATTGGATGAGGAACTCCAGTGAGAATAAAGACCGTGGTATATTCACAGTCTACACGAAGAAGCCTGTGGACATGAAGGGCTCAGCTCTCGGCGAGAAAGAGGCCAAGAAAGAGAAAGGAGTGTTCCAGGTGTATAAGAGTAAGCCAGCGGAGAACGTTGAGAAGAAAGCTATCCTATCCTGTCCGCAATGTAAGGAAGAGATGGAGACGGTCAGCCAGACGGATTTCCTTGAAAAGGGTCAGAGGCCTACGGCTGAATACTACTGCAATAGATGTGAGGAGTATTTCGACTGGGCAAGGGGTAGTGGGTTGAAGAAGCGGAACAGCGAGAAGCCAGAGTGGGATGCTGGGGCGGGGATAGAGAGATAATAGATGTCAACCCAAGAGGTCTTAAATAGATACTCAAAGAAGGTGCCGAAGAAGACAGCACCTACGAAAGTCTTGCCAGTAGTTGGCCAGAAGTATGGGAGTGAACATGGCACTGGTGACCTGACGTATCTTGGGCTCTTTGACACGAGACATTGGTTCATGGATGACGACTTTTTGTTTTTCATGGGCGACCTTTACAACCAGGAAGAGATTCGTAAGTTGGCCATAGAGAACCTCAATGGAAGCGATGAGGAAAAAATCCGCACATTACTGAATGACCATGTCGGCAAAGAAGGAATAGACGGGGCGTTTAATGACTACATGGACGAGGACTATGAATATCGCTTAAAGGAAATGTCGTGGAAGGAATTGTCGGAGGAACAGAAGGCACAGTTCTTTGAGCAGAATGACGAGTATGAACCAGGGGACATGACCGACCTGGACACGGTTTATGTGTATGACATCGAGAGAGATGTTGAAGACCAGCGGTTCTCTTTGGATGAAACAAACATTAATGAGTATCACTATGATGACTCCTCGTCCCAACGGGAGATGTGGTGGCAGGATATTGCCGATAATCTTTTCGACATGGATATAACGAGAGGGAAAATTGTCGACTTCAGGAATAGTATTCTGGAGGGCCTGGAGGAGAACGGAGAGATTTTTACTGAGGCAGGGCTTTACGAAGATGAGACAGTGAGAATTGGCGACTCATGGTATCTGGGTGGTGCTGATTCTGATGGGTGTATTTTCGCTTGGCTCATCAGGAACCACGCTTACAGGCTCTTATTCCTGCAATCGATTCTGCCAGTGGTTTGTAAATTCCATCCAGAGTTGAAGCAGGTATTAGCGGATGTTACCAGTGCGACCACCGCTGGGCTGGCTCCGATAGAGGCGAAAGAATTGTTATCCAAATATAACGATGGGCCGTTCGACGGATTGATTGAGGCGTTGTTGGAGCTCTATGAAGACAACATAGCAACCGCAGAAAGGTCTACAAAGAACGGGATTTTTCAAGCGAAATATGCTAAAATACCATTACCAGACAAAGAAAACGCTCTATCAAAGAGTGCTTGGAACGAGTCTGCAACACTACCGACAAAAGTTATTGCAAGGGCGATTAACGAAGAGGGTTACTACGGGAAGCACCAGTGGAAGGCGGAGTATCATCCGAACGTATCTTTTGAGTTGTGGCACTACGGCACCAAGATTTTCAGTATAGATTTTAGAGAGAAAACAGCCAGTATGGCTGGTGCCTGGTGGACGCAGGGTGACAAGATTGGAATAAATATTGCCTTGGGACATTTTCGTGTCGGATATTATGACAACTTTGGGTATGTGCCAGCGGAAGGTTGGAAGGATAAGGATAAGGCCAGAAGAAACCTCCTTGCAGTTAGACGGGAGATAATAGAGGCCCAGGGGTATATGGTTGAGCAAGGTATGAACTCTAAGCGTGTTAGGGAATATGTCATCCAAAAATATGCACGCTTGCTTCAGGGCATTGATGCTTACACAATAAACGATATTATCAGTGAGGCTTGGCAGGGCGTTAAATCTGCTTATCTTAATAACGTGGAGAGAAGGATTGGTGACGAATACAGCCCCGAGAAAAAGTCACAGTTGGAGTCGGAGCTGATTAACCAGTATCTACCGTTTGGATTACGGCGTAACGATATCAGACGGAAACTTGACCGCCTGCACAACGAACATGTAAGAGACGGGGCGGGCAAAGAGCGATTCGGGGTGTTGGAAAGTATAATTAAAATGATGTCAGAGGGCAAGTCTTACGGCGAGGCGAAGGCGGAATTACTCCAGAATGCCCCCTCTGATTTCGTAAGAGACATTATCAATGAGGCCATTAGCAACCCAGCCCACGAAGACAAGTTGCAGTTTCTTGAAGCAATTGTTCAGGTGGGCTACTCTTCAGGGCTTACCTTAATGGAGACTTACGAGTTTGCCTTGGGTGCAGTGGACGTTTGGAGGACTTGGTGGAGGTATAACGATGGTAGTCAGAAGGCAACTGAAGAGGTACTTACAGAGCCAGACATTAACCCTATTTTCAAAAAGTATTTTCCAGAAGAGATGATGGACCTGGAAAAACAGATTCAACACAAGAAGGCACGTAACCACCGAGAGCTGTATAGCGAGTTAACCGACGAAGAGTATAGGGTAAGATTCCAGTAGAGTAGATACGCCCGAATTAGAGTAGATACGCCCGAATAAATTTGATACGTTTTAGGGAGGATTCCATATGAACGGCATATTCGACAAGAACTCACACAGGCAACCGAATGAAACACTCGAGAACAAGGTTGCAAGAGCACAGGGTGCGAAGACATGGTTGGATGTTTTAATAGACGTAGGTAAGAGTGTTGTGGGGATGGAGAAGACGGCCAGTGCCAAACCCCAGGCGGAGGTTAAGAAGTTCGCCGACAAAGAGCAGTCGGTGATTAACGGCACCCATTATTTTGGCGGGGCCCGTAAGTTTGCCGATACGAAAGACAGGAAGATGGAATACATCATCGCTTCTGGTAAAGAGATTATCGGCAAGAAGATGGGAGAGCTTAAACTGTCTGGGGCGAAGGCCCTGTTCTTAAAGGCAGACATTAAAGAGTGGAACGAAGAAACCAACCAGCCCTCCGAAGGGGCTTTGTATTTTGATATAGCATTCCAAGCACCGACTGGCGACCCCAGGACGGTATCAGCGTCAATCCAAATCAATAAAGGCCAGCCTCAGGAGCCGTCATATTTTTCAGATGGCGTAGGGAATAAGTATGCGTTCGATGCGAAAGGCATTGACGACCTTCTCCAGGGGACCGACTTTGAAGTGATGCAGAACCCGAAAGTAGACAGAGAGAATACCTTCTTTGAGAACCCAGGACATCTTGCTGGGTCTCGTGGAAGCATGCCGATTAAAGTAGCTGGACGTGAAGGAATGATAAGGCGGGCGAGTATGGGGAAAGTTGCTACCGCACGTGAAGGTCTTATCAGGAAGATATCTGAGGAAGAAAAAGGCAAGGACGCATCCATGAAAGGTGTTTTCGGTGCGGGCAGGTTTAGATTTAGAAAGAAAACTCCGTCTGATGTCGGCGGGAATATGCCGTATCACAGGGAGAACAATATACCTTACGAACAGTTCGGGGCGAACGAGAATGACCCCGATGCGTTGGCAGGCAAGGTTTGTCCTGTGGCGAGTGTAAGAAGGAAAGCTGGCCCGACAAACGACAGGGTGGATGTCCGTGTTCCAGTGGAATCAACGATGCCCACACGCCCAGAAGACAGGGAGCCTGGGAAAGAATATCCAGACAAGATGAAGGGAACTATTATCTATTTAAGCGTCGACAATGTGTCGACAGAAGAATTAACTGATGAAGCTAAGAAGAAATACAGGGACCAGGCGTCGCAGTATGGAGCCATACTGGAAGAGCAGTATGACGCAGAGACGAGGAAATACTGGCTCACAGTAGATACCAAGGGAAAAGAGAAGAGTGCGTCCGTCCAAAGAAAAGCAGAGGTGGACTCGGATATCCTAAGCGTTGAACAGCACCTTGATGTGAACGAGTTCAGGGATTTTCAGAACTTGCAAAAAGTCTCGGACGATATGTGGACGGTCATCAGGCAGAGGGAAAAAATAAACGAAGGGAAAGGACTTCCTTCCTACACGAATATAGACTACTCGGACATTAAACTGGTTGACAAACAGATACAGGATTACGTTGACCAAGCGAAACAGAGGGCGGGTAAGGGCGAAGAGGCTGAAGTGAACAAGGGTGATGTTGAGATACGGGAACCCGAAGTTCCGAAGAAAGAAGAGAAGCCAGAAGGGAAACCCGAAGAAGAACTCCCAGAATCTGTCCTGACCCCAGAAAAGGGGAAGGGTAAGAAACCTGGTGAAGGTCTTCCAGAGTTTGCATCAGCGAAGACAAGGTTCACGAAGAAAGCCTGGGACCCTTCTATCCCAGAAGGGATGTATAAATGCCCAGGGTGCGGGAAGATAAAGAGCAAAGACGAGATGGGGCCCTATGACCTGTGCGAAGACTGCCAGGCTAATGGTGGGGTTCCTCCGAATGCTGGTGCGATGCGTGCTCCAGTAAAGAAAGACAAACCGCAAGAGGATGTTGACGCCTACGGAAAGATGGCGAGTGCCGACGTTGAGATTAAGGACATGACCAAGAAAGCAGTTACCTCTTGGGACTACCCGCAGGTCTGTGAGAATTGCAAGATGCTCATTACCCCGACGGGTTACGATGAACTTACCGAGATAGATATGCACAGGAAACCGTTCTGCGGAGCGATTGGTAAGGGTAAGGGCATTGGTTTCGAGTTCGCCCACTTCAGGGAATGTAAAGGATATGACCCGATGTCGAAAGAAGTCGGCCAGGAAGTTGAGGTAAACGTCTACAAGAAACCCTACCAGTTGCATAGGGTGAGTGGCCAGACTGAAAGGTTGATGGTTAAAAAGGCCAGCATGGACAAACTGGTAGCTGAACGGAAAGCTCACGCTACCGAGCAGATGAGAAGAATGGCCGAGGAAGCAGAAGGAACGGCTCATCCAGAGTGTGCAAAGTGTAAAGATTGCATACCCGCAGGTGAAGGCCATGTCGCTCACGACTACTGCAAAGTATGGCAGACAGCGTGTTCAAATGTAGTTGTGATGCCGTCTGGGGCGTGTGTCCCAGTAAGTATCGCAAGCCAGAGCTCTGAAACGCAACAGAAGACAACGGGTCAATTCAATAGGGGACAAGAGGTCTAATGCACAAGCCCAGGTCCTGGGGACAGATTTATTCGACGAGGGAGTCGAGCAAGGTTGCGGATAACCTTATCTCGCACTTGGCTGTATACGACCCCTACCAGCATCCAGATGAACCGATATGTGAGACTGGGGTATCGTTGAATGAAATACGTGGCAGGATTAAGGACAGGCTTGATGCGGTTCCGAAACATTATATCAGCGAAAGAGCGAAGTCTCAGGCGATTAGATACCTGACGAGTTACGTCTTCAACACGATAGGCGAGCACGATAAACAAGTCAACGTGTTTGATTACATCGACCACTTCACCACTAAATACATTAAGGATAAAACCGAGACCTATTGGTCTGGGAAGCCCACGAGGAGCAAGATAAGGACCACAAAGTGGATGGATAAATATTTTACTCCGACCGAAGGCGACAAGGAAGGGAAGGGGCCGACAGCCAGTATGAGCGGTGAGATGTTTAGAGAGGCCATTGATAAGGGCACAATGGTCTATGTCGGCCTCGACGGTGACGATATGGGTAAGATGGTGGAGGAGGGATTGCTTACCGACGACCCAGAAATTGCCAGCAGAATAAGTAGAGACATCCACAAGGCCCACGAAGAGATAGGGAAAGCCGTTAAGTCGGTTAAAGGCGAGGTGGTATTTGACGGTGGGGACAACATGCTTCTTTACGTCCCCTACGACGAAGACTTCTTTGAAATCTGCAGGAAAGCGTATCTTGATTGCACGACACACACAGTGACTATCGGTGTCGGAGAGAGACCGATACAGGCCCATTTTTCGCTGGTGTATGGGAAGAATACAGGGAAGGATAAGGTGGTTGTATTCTCCCCAGAGATAGAATCCGAGCTCAAAGAGATACGTGAGAAGCAGAAGGGTATTGGTGATTCACTACAGCAATTAAAGTACAAGGCCAACATAGGCTGGGAGTTGAAGTCTGTCTTGAAAGAAATCAGTATGCCGACGGATGATGAGGTGATTTACGCTACGCTTATCCAGTCGCTTATAGACTACGACTTGGACGATTTTATGAAGATAGGATTGTTCTACACTCAGCCGTCGGATATCTTATTCGAAAAGATTTGCAGTATGAGTTTCGAGGATGTAGAGAATCAACTTGAGAAAGTGTCTACCGAGTTACCGCTTGAAGAGCACGTAAGGACTGCGGATGGCGGGGGCCCTTTCTCGAACGAGATAAGACATAACGATACCGAGAATCCAATCAGCCCAGTGAAGAAGAAAGTGCCAGGAAGGAAATACAACTGGCTGAACTGGGAGGATATGAATCCCGAACTTAACAAAAAAGAAAACAGTGGAATGGCTCCTCATATGAGAAGCCAGTTCTCTGACAATATGCCAGAAAGCCAGTTTAGTATGGGTGGCGAACCAGGCAACGCTGTCGCACCCTACTAAAATTTAAGGAGGAAATACTATGTCCCAAGTCTACGGTCTACCCAACGAGCCCAAGAATGCGGAAGAGGGCGGTTTCTGGAAAAATCTTGCTGGCAAACTCAATCTGCCTTTTGAGAAATACGCCAGTGCCAACAAGGCGAAGGCAGGGCTGGATGCGTCACAGCGTTTAGCTTCGGGGTCCTTTACACCGATAGGTGTAGTGAAGCCCAGGGAGTTAAGGCTTGTGGCTGGAGGGACTGAGATAACGGTAAAGACCTCCGCTACACAGAAGAAAGAACTTGAGGGGATGTTTAATAAAATTATCTCCTCACTGGCCTATATGGGTGACACCTTAACCAAATCAGGTGTTCAGATAACCCAGGAAGACAAGGTGAGAGACATCAAGAGTTATATCGATGCAAGTGAAGCCATCAAGAGAGCGAAGGCTAAGATTAAAGATGCGGAAACGGCTATGGGCTCGCTTGAGCCGAAGCTGATGGAATACTTCAAGGCGTCTGATGCGGAAGTAAAAATACTCGAGATAGAGGCTGGATTTATCCAGTTATCAGAGAAGCCCGTGAGAGCGGTCCCTTCGTATAAGAATGTCGTGGAAGAGGTCAAGAAGAAACTGACCGACTTCAGCGACCTGATTGACGGCCTGGTAAAGAAGTATACTCCGAGCGGGACGAAAGAGTTTATTGATGTTCACCCGAGACAGGGTAATTCTATGCTCAGGATGAGAAGGGTTGCGATATCGCCAAAGGAAGCGGATGACGTAAGGGATACTATCAACGAGGCGGTAAACGACCTCAAGATAGCGAATAACCTGATACAGTTCTTGCTCGACGAAAGCGTATCAGCCGAGATACCTGGACAGCCGATGGAAGCACCGATGCCAGGGATGGACACTCCTCCTGACGTAAATCCTGAAATGAATCCCGAGATGAATCCTGGGATGAGCGATGGAGTGATGCCAGAAGAAGCACTTGTCCCGATGAGCCCAGCACCGATGCTGGCCAGCCAGAAATACAGTTTGTTTAAGAAAGCCGATGGGCTCTGCCCGAAGTGTGAGGGCAATGGTAAGGTGATGGATGACGGGATTAACCACTGTGATGCTTGTGGCGGGACTGGCGAGGTGGGTGTTGGCGGACAGGCAGGGAAATACGAAGTCTTTTATTCCGACGGGACTTCGGAGGTGTTAGATTTAACTGAGCCAGAACTCGACAGCATCAACGAAGATATAGGGAATGGTATCGTGAAAACCGTATACATTGGCAAGACGGCCATGAAGAAGAGGGCGGATGGCACTCAGGGAACTTGGGATATCGAGAACTATAAGAATGTAGACAGGTGCCGTGACTGTGCGTTCTTTCAGTCTGACCCTGGAGGGTCTCACTTAAACAAGTGCCATGACTGTGTGCACTATAAACTTGGTGGCACGATAGACTACTTTACACCGAGGAGCGGACAGATTGTCACGCAAACCCCGACCTACAAGACCCCAGACACCGACAAGAAGGCGTTTGTTGGGACGATAGGGATGCCGAGGAAGGCGAATACTGGGGACGATAAATTGGCGAGAAAATTATTGGGAGAAGAAGAAATAAAAAAACATGAGAATGGCACCTGCAGGTGTGATTTAACAAATGGGGGATATGGGTTGTGTATGGCGGGGCAATGGTTGGAAGGGGTAACCACCTCGGAAGATGTTATTGGGGAGCTTGGCGAATCGCAACCAGAATCATTACCCAGGAGAGAAGGTGCCAAGAAGCCCAAGGTAGATGTCATCAAAACTCAAGATACAAGCCTTGAGGACAAGGTATCATTCAAGGGAACAATAGGGATGCCGAGGAAGGCGGAAGATGTACCCCATGAAGTTGCTGGGACCTGCCCAGCCTGTGGCAAACGAAACACACTGCTTGTCACTAACGAGGAAAAAGAGTATGATGCGGATTTTGTTTGCGACAGGTGCGGTGTCTCTTCCCATTTTAGCGAATACGATACAGATGTTATCGAGCTGGAGGGTATGGCTGTTAAGGCGGATGTTGATTCTCTCCCAAAGCCAGTAACCTCTAACGCCGAAGAGAAAGAGATTCAGATGGGTATAGAGGTCGAGAAGGAGCACCAGGGGACGCTTGAAGAAATCGAAAGAGACGCCCTGGAAGGTCACCTTGAACCCATGGAACATTATCTTCGGGATATCGCCGAAGACCATGTCAAGAAAGAAATCAGCGACTACTACACCCGCCTGAAGAAGATGGAGGAAGAAGCTAAGCAGGGTTTTTAACAGCCAACGCAGGAGTAACGTCAGCCAGCGTTGGGTTGACAAGACGGGCAGATAACTTGGACTTAATTCAGAACGACCAACCTATTGATAATGGGCCAAGACAGTTACTGCCAAGACATAGGAGACGGTTCAGAAATGAACCGCAAGGTCAGGATGAAACTATGTGGGATGGATTAAAAGGTGGTGGAGGATATGGTGGAGCCTTTAGAGGTGTTGGGACTGATAGCCCTGGAGACTGCGGTGTGCCAAATACGACTGCAAAAAGAAAAATCAGGATGCGTCGGCCAGAAATTATCCCAGAGGAAAATCCTCTTGGAGACCAAGAGACAAGGGAAACGAAACAAACAAATTGGGAATTCGACCAGGTGGAATCCCGCTAATGGCTGACGAGCAAATTATACAGCCAAAGAAAAAGGAACCGCCGAAGCCGAAACCAGGTTTGTCGGATGAGGACAAGGATAATATACGTGGAGCCATATACGATGTAGAGGTTAACTTGAAGAAGGTAGAGGACGCTGTCTACTACGTGGTGAACTCCTATCCAGATATCAATCTACAGCGGGCACAAGAGTTGATGAAGGAACTACGGAAAGAACTCGGATTATAAAAAAAGAAAATAATAAATAATGTCACAAGGGAGACGGAACATGGTTGAGTCGATAGTCCCGAGCAACGAAAGGGGCCCAGAGATAATAGTCGATAACGTTAACCAATCGTTCATTGACATGCAGAAGACCGCTGGGGCCGACGGCGTTGTCAAATACAGTGCCAAGCAAAACCTCCCGCAAATCCCGAAGAGTGCGATGCGTAGGATGGCACAGGCCAAGGCCGACATATTCAGACAGCCAGCAAGTTTCTATCACCCATTATACGAAGGTATCAATCTTCAGTTACCAACCAAGACAAGGGAAATTAACCAGTGGTGCCGTCACTTTTACAAATGTCTCACCCCAGACACAATGGTTTTGATGGCAGATGGGAGCACGAGTTGGATAACAGATGTGAAGATTGGAGACAATGTAATCACGCACAATGGAACCCCTGCAAAGGTTAACGAGGTCTTCAAGAAAGACATAGAGGATGAGTTGTATGTTGTTTACACCAAGGGCATCTTACGGCCAATTAAAGCGACCAAACAACATCCTTTTTACGTTATAAAGAAAGCTACTGATGTGAACGTTGGGGCTCCTGTGTTCGTGGAAGCAAGGGATTTGCAGGTTGGTGATTACGCCTTATATCCGATAAACAACAATGATACTGTGGATGTGGAGAGGCACATTAAGGCGTTTGGGAGCAATGTGCGGATACTTCGCAATGGATACATGTTGCATGAGATAGAGAAGATTGAAAAAGTAGGCAAGTATGTTGGCAAAATTTATAACCTCAACGTTGAAGGTGAGTTCAATTCCTTTGTTGCGGGTGGCGTAATAGTTCACAATACCGACGCTATGGTCGGCACCGCTATAGATATTCACAGTGAACTTCCGCTTACTGGTTTTACCAATGTGTGTGACGACCCTGCAATCCAAAAGTTTTTTGACATCATAGCGTTTGATGTCCTTCACCTCCCGAGCCTTTTAAGAGACATAGCTTTGGAGTATTGGAAGGTTGGGAATGTGTTCCCGTTTGGAGAATGGAACGAAGATTACGGGGTGTGGACCAGGTTCTCTTTGCTGAATCCAGACTTCGTAGAGGTTGAGAAATCTCTTCTTATTGACCACCCTATAATGAAACTGGACCCAGATGACAATCTGAAGAGAATTATTACAAGCAGGCAACCGAAGGAACTTTATGAACAACTTGCCAAGATAGAGGACGGTGCGATAGTTGCATTGATAGCCAGGGGAGAAAAGGTCCCACTGGATAACGACCATGTTTCGCACATCGCTCATAAGCTGGCATCATATGAGACCATTGGAACCCCGTTAATGTTCAGGGTGTTCAAGCCTCTCATATATAAGGATTTAATCAGAAGGGCACAGATGGCGATAGCGGAAAGGCATATCACCCCGCTTAAACTCGTTAAGGTTGGTTCGGACACGGCCCCAGCGACTCCAGATGCTATCACAAACGTCAGGGAGAGCCTGGATTCACTTGGCTCCGATTTAAGTGCGTGGTTTGTTTATCACCATGCTATATCGGTTGAATATGTAGCGTCCAGTGGGCACGTGATGCCATTGAATACAGAGTATGACTGGATAGAAAAAGAAATGTTAATGGGTCTCGGAATCAATAAGGCAATACTTATCGGGGAAGGCCCTACGTACGCAAATGCCTCAGTGGGTTACCAGGTTCTTGTGAGCAGGTATATAAAGTTCCAGAACATGCTTATAGACTGGATTAAGACCTTCGTCTACAAGAGAATCGCAGAGGAACAGGGGTTTTATAGGGTCGACCGTGTCAGTGGGTTAAAGGAATTGATAATCCCTGATGTCGAGTTCGAGTTGATGAGACTGAAGGAAGACGCTCAGTTAAGGAATCTTTATTCAGGAATGGTCAAGTCTGGGCTCATCAGCAAGAGGACGTTCTATGCGAATCTTGGAATCAATTACGAGAAAGAAACACGCCAAATCCAGAAAGAGAAACTGGAAGAGAAGCGGATGAAAGAGATAGAGAAGGGCAAGGAACCGCCGAAACTTGGTCCTGGGGAAGATATGGGTCTGGGGGCTCCAGGCGGTATGGGTGGTGGCATGGGTGGTGGGATGGGCCTTGAAGAGGCACTTGATGGCGGTCCCGCAGGTGGTGACTTAGAGGGTGATAGCGGAGCCCCAGGCGGTATGGGCGGAACTCCTCCAGCACCAGAGGTGGCATAATGGCACACGAACCGATGTTGGATTATAAGTTGCTCGAGCAATTCTCTTTCCAAGAGGTCATTAAGATGACCCAGGATGCGGAGGCGAGAAAGAAATTAACCTATCGCATGGGGTCTACTCCTCAGGGGAAGTATGGAAAGATGGTCGACTACATTAAGTCTAAATATGGTAAAGAAGTTTTTGCCGACAAAGTTGATAAAGTTATCAGGACGTTCTTTGAGGATAAAATAAACATCCTATTGGATGCTCCTGAAAAGTACGACGGGCAGGCCATGAAGATAGACTTTGCGGATTTGTTTAAGAGACTCTCTGAACCCGAGGTGAAGTAATGGGCAAGTATGTCTCCTTTTATAAGGTGGCCGTTGAAGAAGATATGTCTCAATGGATACTCGAAGAATGGCTCAAGGCTGGGTTCAGGGAACTCGAATGGGAATACGCCTATGAGGAATGGAAGGACACCAAGAAGTGGAAGGACCAGGGGAGTGTTTGCCCGACCTGTTTCGCTCTGGACGGTCATAGGTTTAAGATTCAAGATGTTCTGGATAAAACCACACATAACGCACCGAAGTATTCCATGAGCCACGTTGGGTGTTTTTCAAAGGACACGGAAATATATACTGAAGATGGGTTTAAGTTGGTAAAGGATGTTAAGGTGGGAGACAAAGTGTTGGCGTTGAACCCAAAGACTCTTGGCCTTGACTGGGTCAAGGCGATAGACACTGTGAGTTACAAGCAGGATAAGATGATACACTTCCACAATAAGAACCTTGACTTATTGGTAACTCCAAACCACAGGATGTTTCATGTTACGCCATACATGAGGTCGTTGGGTCGGAAGGAAGGAAAGTTTATCGAGGCAGATAAATTGCCAAAATCAGCATTATTTTATCGTTCCTCTGAATGGAAGGGCAAGGACAATAATGCCCTGCAATTTGGTTTGACTATGGAAGAGTTCTGTAAGTTTATGGGGTATTTCTTGGCGGAAGGCAGTCTGGGGCGGATTAACCAAATAATGATTGCACAGTTTGATAAAGCAAAAAAGAAGAAAATGTGGAACGATTTGAGGGTTATGAACTTCAAAACAGTGTCCAATGTAAAACAGGGTATCTATATTAACGCACCAGAGTTGTATAATTACTTGAAGCAGTTTGGTAAATGCAACGAGAAATATGTTCCGAGGATGATAAAAGAGCTACCCGCCAAACTAATTAGGATTTTTCTTGATGCGTTCAGGTTGGGAGATGGGTCTACCGTGAAACCCAAGCAGAAAATAGGTGGATACGAAGCGAAGGTCAGGAGGACGTATTGGACATCCTCAAAGCGTATGGCGGATGATTTAGGTGAGCTAATAATTAAGGTTGGCAAGAGGCCGTGTTATTATCTTGCAAAACGCAAAGGGAAGGTACAGCATTTCAAAAACGGGGACTATACCATAAACCATGATGTATGGACTGTCGGTGAAGGTAATGGTATTTATTCTGGCGGGTGTAGGAGCCGTGTAAAGAGAGAAGTGGTTGATTACAATGATTACGTGTATTGTGTTGAATTGGAGAAACATAATACATTGTTGGTCCGTAAGAGTGGAACGGTTGTTTGGTCTGGGAATTGTTACTGTAGGATGAAAAGGATACCCAGGGAGGATGAGAGACTGGACTATCCGAAGGAACAGGAAACGAAAACAATGGAGCAAAAGTTAGACGACATTGGTTACACGGTTGTCCATATAGAAGAGGGCATCCGTGATTTATTTCAAAGACAGGGTGTTAAGTTTGAGGAAAGCGACATCCAGGACGTGAAGCAAAAGGTCCTTGAGTATGCCGAGGGATTGTCGATGTCAAACAAGAGCACAGCTCGAGACCAAATCTGGAGAACGATACAGAGAGAGGTTTGGGCGATTACGAAGCAACGGAAAGGTAACGCCAGCTACTTTGGCTTTATTAGGATAGCGAATCAGGTCAAGAGAGAATTAGGGAGGACTTTATATGGCAATGAATAAAATTGGTGGAGACAAGAAGCCAGGTATCCAGATTTTTGATAAAGAGGAGAAGGCTTTCGTGTCCCAAGATACCATGATTAAAAAGGCGATGGGCAGACAGAAGTGTCCTCATTGCGGGAGAAATATCCCGTCTGATGCGGTCACTTGTCCGTTCTGTAAATGTGCCGTAGGGGGGGTGTAAATGTTTACAAAATATGCAAAGGTCAGTGGCAAAATTATAAGCCACCGTGCGAACTGGGAAAAGTGCGGTGGGTGTGAGAACGGCGGAAGCGGTTGCGATTGGAAGGGACTCGGCACCTGTAAAGCAATGATACCTATAAAATATGCCGATGTCCTTGGTGCGTATAAGAATGTAGTCGACCAATCCCCCAACCCAGACATTGCTCATCCCGACGTAGCGAAAGCGAACGTGGCCAGGGTTGCAATGTTGAACCCAGAGTTCCTTTACACAAGGGTTATCGGGGTGCACGGCGACGAGATGAATACCAACGGAGACATGTTCCGCTGGGGAAGTATTTCGGATAAAAATGCCCCAGAGCTTTTGAGGCACGACGAGATACTTGGCAAGCCAGTCTATGCGACTTTTGTCGGCAAGGGGAACTATAAGGACCACCAGAACGACAGCGTGACGAAGGCAGTTGGTATCCTCCTGGATGCCGTGCCAAACCACGCAGTTAAGGGTATAGAACTGCTTATAGCAACAGATAGGAACAAGGACCCATACCTTGTTCGGGGTATTGAAACGGGTTACATTACCGACGTAAGTATGGGGGCGGTATTGCCTGGAACAAAGATAAGTTTACCATCAGGTGATAATATTCTCGTTGAAAACATTATCCCTGGCATGGAGGTCCTCACCCATAAAGGGAACTACAAGAGGATAGATGTGGTCCAGAAATCAGACATAACTGGTTCGGTTGTTCATATTAAGGCCGAGGGTGGGAGTGAATTATTTTTAACTGGCGACCATCCTTGCTGGGTAATCAGTGGGAATCAGAGGAATGAAAAAACAAAATGGAGAGCGAGGCTCTCTCATCAACGACAGATAGCGGGGAGGAAAATGGAGCGGGAGAAGAAGTCTAATTTGGAAATGACCCAACTATCTCCTTCGTTCGTAGAGTCGAAACATGTGAAGGTTGGGGATTATATTGGCATCCCGTATCCCAGTAAAGTTGAAGAGGATTATCTCGCCAATAAAGATTTTGCAAGATTGATGGGATACTTTGCATCTGAAGGGTACATAATTACGCAAGATGGCAAGATGGGAGGGGTTGGTTTTTCCATTAACATTAACGAGACTGGTTTGGCGGAAGAAATTGCTGGGCTTTGTAAAAAAATATTCAACAAAGAAGTCCAGGTAAAAGAAGTTCCAGAAAGAAACGGGATGTATGTGACGTTTTATGACAACACTGCAACCAGGATGTTTTATGACTATTGCGGGAAGGGTGCCAAAACCAAGGTATTGAGTCAAAAGATAATCCATTGGAAGCCAGAGTTACAGTTGGAGTTCCTTGGGGCTTATGTAAATGGTGATGGATTCCAGGCGAAGAACGGCATGGTATATTGCTCTACAGCCTCCGAGGTCCTTGCAAGACAGTTGCAGTGGATGTTTTTGAGATGCGGTATCATAGCTAATAGGCAGATGCTAAACCATAGGGGCGGGAAGAATTCGGTAGTTAAGATAGACACCATTGAGCACCAGGTTGCGATTGGAGCTTGGTTTTCAAAGGAACTGTCGGAGGTTTGCAAGGTCTCCGAAAAACGGCCATTGAAATGGCAGTTTACGAAGTTTATAAAAGATGGATGCCTGTGGACGCCAATTAAGTCGAAAGAGGTCGTGAAATACGATGGAAATGTATACGATTTACAGGTCCAAGACGATGAGTCCTTTGTTGCCAATGGACTTTGTGTTCACAACTGTAGAGTGGCGTATTCAATTTGCTCGATATGCGGGAACGTTGCCCATACCGAGAAGGAATATTGCACCCACGTAAAAACGGCAAAAGGGGGTGAAATCAACGGACAGTCCGTATACGAAGACAACCGTGGCGTAGAATTTATAGAAGAATCCTGGGTCACGACAGGTGCAGATATTAAAGCAAAGTTTCTTGAAAAAATTGCCTCAAAGGCGTATAATACATTATCAGGAAACAAATTACTAACCCTTGTTGCAGAACTTGAACGTGATTTTGGAACACAAAATGCGTTAAAAGTTTTGGCTGATGCGAGGGCATACTTAGGCACTAAAAAATACTTTATAGGAGGAGACACTATGTCATTCAAAGTTACGAGGTCAGAAACCTCTAATGCACCAGGCGAGGTGCATCAGGCGGAGTCGGTGAAACTGGTAGAAGAACTTGCAAGGATGGACAGTGCGGGAAGGGGTGCGACGAAGGGCGGAATGGCCCCAACGGACCTGCTTGCAATGGCGAAGAGTGCCGACCCTTATAATGAATCGGTTCCCACGAACTCCATTGACACGTTAAGCAAGGAGCAAGGGAATACCCAATCAGTAGACCAGAACGACCAAATCACAAAAGTTGTTGAGACCGATGTTTCAAAGAGAGTTAACGTCGACCTCAACAAGAAAGTAATCGAAACCGCTCCCGAGACCGAGATACAAAAGGTTGTGGCTGGAGTTAAGGCTATCAGGGAAGCCAACAACGAACTCAGGAACATTTACCTCCCGAAAACGGCTGACAGTGTTATCGGCAGACTGAGAGCGAGAATCGGCAGAACTGCGGAGTCGGAAGAAAGACCCGTACAGTCTGTTGAAGACGGGAAGCAGAGATATAAACCCGACCCAGAAACAAGGGACGAGGAAGCGAGCGAGGCTCTTAAATCCGAGAGCACCAAGGAAAGGGCAAAAGAACCTACAACTGACAGGCCTATCACCAGAAGGTCAAAGAGGCTTGAGCTCCGTGGCAGGATAGCGGAACTGCAGGAAAGGTTTAAGAAACTTGCGGAGTCCGACGATGAAGCGTCGAGACTGCGTTCCAAACCAGAATCATACACTCCCGAAAAGACCGAAGACATTGACTATGAGTCTTCTGCAAAGGCAACGGAGAGTGCAATCAACAAAGAGCACAGCAAGAGAGACAGCGACAAACACGTTACCTCACCGCTCAAAACTCAGCTCTGGAGAGATAACAGGCCAATGAGGACTGCGGTTGAAGAGCCAGGCAAACTCCCAGGGATAAAGAATGTTAAACCCGAGGGCGACGCCAGTGTTGTCGGCAGGCAGATAGACGAGGTCCAGAATGCACTTAAAGGTGTTGCCAACGTAGACGGCAACCTGGAATCTCAGGTCGGCACGCTCGAGAAAAAGATACAGGAACTCGAGGTAGCGAAGGCCAGCGGGAAATCAATCGGCCTTGCAAAGGAAGGGGCGGTCTCGATGGAGAAGATAGTCGACGGCACGTTCTCTTTCATGGACAAGATTGCCGAAATGATGGACGAGATTTCAGACGAGATAGATAAGCACATCGCTGATACCGAAAAGAAAGAGAGCAAGGTTGCTTCGGTAAGGCTTGCGAAGGACGAAGAGCACGAAGAGAAGGAAACCA